GTATTGCCACGGGTGCACATTTGCGCCCGTCTGCTGCCCTCGTTGGCATCAGGCATGGAGTATTGCCACGGCTGCACATTTGCGCCCGTCCTGGTGCCTACTCCATCATGTTACACACATTATAATAAATCACAGATTTTAGAGTTTTTGCAGCGGTGCCCACTCCAGGCGGCTCGTTATAGATCTTATAAATTATCATAGATATTAAGGATTTGCACGGACATAGAAGGCTTTACATAATTAATATACAAATAAGGCAAAACAAATTATTTTGAGCCGTAAACAAATTTTTCTTTGTTTTTATTTGATTATATCAAAGTTTATTTGTACCTTTGCAACAGTTAAACAAAACACCGAATTAATAACAAATAAAATACTTTATAGATTATGGCAAGAATTACCAAAAAACAGGAGTTTGACGAGCTTTCAAAGTTCGGCTGTGCTTTTCTTCAGACGAACAATTATGGCGGTTATTGTATCGTTATAGACGATGGCGGGGAATGGGTATTATGGCGCGACTGCACAAGCAGAAAAGAACATACGGCACAAAGATGGCAGCGCATTAAATACACTTGCCCACGTGATCCAGAAACCGAATCGCGCCCGTATTTTACGATATACGGGATACGCTATTATATGAACGACTTTATGCACGTCGCATAAACCATACCAGGGAGGCTCCGGCCTTCCCTATTATAAACAACATATAAAATCACCAACATTTTAAATACTTTGATTATGAGTACACCTAATTTCGCATTAAAGAACGCTTCACGCTATTTCGTTTTTGGTATGCCTGTATATTACACACAGGAGGAAATTGACGAGTACGAGCTCGATCAAGAGCTTTTAGGCGAATATGACGAGCTGAGTACAGAAATACATCATGATGACGACAAAAAGAATGTAGCCTCAGATTTGAAGGCTAAGGGATGGCACGATATAGAGGAGTGTGACGGGGATCGCAGCTACCCTACTACTCTATTCTCAGAGAAAACCGTGTCTGCCAGGTGCGGCGACAATTCTATAGACATTACCATTCAAGCCGGCTGCACGTCTGGCTATTACGAGGCAGCCAATTTCGATTGGTTTGTAAATATCAAGACCTGCAGAAAGGTAGACTATTACTACGAGACGTGTGATTATGATTACAACGACTTGACAGCCGACGACGTGATTCGCGACGACTGGTACGACAACAAAGGACTCAGCAAGATTCACGCTGCACACATCATCCGCAAAATAGAATCTATTATAGACGACTTGAAAAACGAGGCTGAGCTTGCCTTCTCAATGTATTGCGACGAAGAAATGTACTGCGCCTATCAATGCTGCAACGGTGAAGCCGGCTACAACAGAACGGGCAAGCGCCTGTGGCAAGAAGTGGAAGAACAGAAGAAGAAAACAGCATAAAACAATATCATCATGGCACCAACTATCACAATATCACGCACAACGGGCACATGCGCCCTTCTGACGGCTTTATTGACCATCGTTGTGTTACTTGTCGCTCGCACTGTTAAAAACGTTCTGACGGCCTTTAAAATGGCCCGTCAGTGGCTCCAGACTCAGCACAGCTTTTTGGGACAGGATGGCGATCCTATAAAGTGCTCTGGCTGGCAGTTCGTAGGTTACAACATCATTGCAGCAGTAGTGGTACTTTTACTTTGCATTGAGTATTAAACCTTATTATAGGTAGATAAAAACATCACAACATTTTAAACTTTTACAGATTATGGCAAAGATAGCATTATTCAATGTGACTAATGATAAACAGTATTTACCCCAGCGTCGCGACATGTTCAACGAGGCACGATGGAAGGAGGCGAAGCGACTCCTGGCACAGGCCATGAAACTGACGAGCAAGGAGGCGGGCAGATACTCGTCGCGTTTTCTCCAGGATAGAATGGTAGGTGGGGACTTCCCTGCACCTTCTGGAGGCTATCACAACGGCATCACGTGTATTGCCAACGGAGGCGAGCACAGCCAGCAGCGGGGCGAGTTCACGGTGTACGATATTACAGGCAGCTCGTATATTTACGAGGCTCCCACGGGCGACATGTGTATTGCCAATATCCCAGAGGAAGGGGAAACGGAGTACTATCGTATAGCGGTATTATCTTACTAATCATCATTCACGAGGCTGCACCTGACAGTAGGGCAGCCCTATTATAGAACACATAAAATTTTGAGAAATTATGTATCAGATATTTGTTGAAGCAAAAAATCTTATTTGCAGCGATGGTGAGGTGTGGCTGTGGAAGTCTGAAAGCATGGATGACGTTCGTCACTTTGCCACCAAAGAGGATGCACAGAAGTATATAGACCTGCATCATCAGTTCAGCCGCGAGAATGGCAGCGAGGAAGAAGCCTACAGTATCGGCACGGAGGACGACTTTATGGCGGCTGCTAAAAAGTATGAAGCCGACATGAAGGCCAACGAGGTGAAGGAGTATTCCAAGCACGCGGACGCATTGATAGTGCGCCGACAACTCGAAATAAAAGCCCTGGACGGACTTATTCAGGTGTGCCGAAAGTTTGATGGAAAGGTCCTTAATAAACGCTTCCACGATGCCGTGAAGGAGGCGACGGGCTTTTATAGTTCGTTTGGTGAATACCGCTTCGAGCTGAATTGCTGGGATTATTACCGCATTATAGAGTATCGTCCGAACGTCTCTATATCCGCAGACTGGAGCCACGGGTATAACCTTTACACCGGTAAAAAGAAGGACGTGAATCCGAACGATTGGCAGTGGAACACAGGCGAACGCCTGGAGGCAGATAAAGCCATTGCTGTTATAGAGTTTTACAAAAACGACCGTTTGTCCAAAATAGAGAGCTTGAAGGCTACAAAAAAGAAGTATGCAGCCTATCTGCGCCTGGCACGAAAAGCAGAGGCTATCATGAAGGAGATGGAGGGCTACGACTGCGAGATCCGCGAGTTTGCAAAGGAGAAGGCCTTGAGCCAGTATATCCGTCACTCCTACTTCTGGAAAGGCTATTAAATCATCATTCACGGGGCTACACCTGGCATCAGGGCAGCTTCCCTATTATAGAACACATATATTTTTGAGCATTATGGCAATTGAAGAACTAACCGCTTCGCAGCGTGAACAACTGAAAGTAACCGTACTTGAGGACGTGCTCGGACATGAACCAAGCTGGGGCGAAATATTGGAAGCAGACGATATTGTAAGCGACGAGTATATAGAAGAGGAGTTTGCCGGAGTTAATTTTGTGGAGGAAGACTTTTGGGGCTAAATATCCTTATTTATAGAACATATAATTTTTTGAGAATATCATGGATAAAAAGAAATATATCGACGTATTGACCGAACAGGCAAACAAGCACAGCAGACCGCAGGAAATGGCTCTCAGTGACTTCTGCGACTACCTTATAGAGCTCTTCAGTATTGAAGCATTCAAGGCTGGCACCGTTGAATACAGTCAGCACGTTTTGAGCTGCACACGGAAAAATCCAGACTTTGCCGGTCTCGCTTTCCGGTGGCTCGACGATGTGGCAACAGCGATGGAGCATGGCGAGTGGCTGGACGTGTTTGGCATACTGTATGAAGAGATGTATTTGAGTCGTGGCAAAGCGTCGAAGACAGGCCAGTTCTTCACACCTCAGAGCGTGTCAGACCTTATGGCACAGATTAGCGGTCTGGGAGCCGGCGACCATGGCAAAGTGAACGACTGCGCAGCAGGTAGCGGACGTTTGCTCCTGGCTCACTACATGGAGAAGAGCAAGCTGGACCATTCGGCTGGCCGTTACTTCGAGTATGTGGCACAGGATAGTGATCCTATTGCTTGCAAAATGTGCGCCCTGAACTTCATGGTACATGGCATGTATGGCCGTGTGGAGTGTCGCGACACATTGCGCATGACGGAGCCGACCGTGGTATATGTCATTAACGAAGTGAAATATCCTTTTAATACGCCTTATTATAGCGTGAGAATGATATTAGCGAAAAATCAGAAAAAAGGTATCACGTGGCAGTTTGCCCCTATTATAGAACATTAAAAATACTAAGGATTATGGAAAAGATATTTGTGAACGAGACTGTAGGGAAATTGCAAAGTTTTGTTGGTTTCTATGATTCGATATGGAGCCCAGATGATGACATCTATTATGAGTGCGTAGAAGAAGATCTGGAGGAGGATGTTGATTTCACCTTCGACTATAAGCAGTACCAGAACGACATCTGCAAAGCATATACGGAGGTGTGGGAATTGTGGATGCAGGAGTTTATCAGCGACGATATAGAACTGGATTTCGTAGAGATCCATAGTCCACGATACTACAATTTCGAAAATGATTCTTGTCGCGTAAAAATTAGCTTGACACAGGCTGCGGAGGATGCTATTATAGCAAAGATATGGAAACACCGCAATCAGCTGGCTAAGTGGATAAAGGAGAACCACACAAGTTATGATGGCTTCAGTTCCAATCTATCCAACGACATCGACCAGTGGCCACGCCTCCTGTTCGATGATAACGAGACTTTCCAGCCTGCCTATCTCTTTTGTATGCTCTATTATATTGTTAAGGCAGAATATATGGCGACAGGCGAAACAGAAAGTCTTGAATACGAAGTATACGGTCGCATACGTGAAGATATTAGTGTAACATCATACATGAAGGACATTAAAAAAATTGCTTAATTATATGAAAACATCCAGCACAATTCATTCCTTCCTGCTCAGTCAGCAGGAAGGGCAGACGCTCCTCACGGCTCAGGAATATCCCTGGAGCGTGCTGCAGGTGATACCCACCACTCCGGCAGACTTCGACCGCACAGTGGCAGCTCTCAAGGAGCGAGGCATGGTAGCCCATCACGATACGGACCGCACATTCTGCATCATCCACCTGGCAAGCGGCGACGACGGACAACACCCTGAACGGCATATCACCATCACTCAGGACAATTACAAGCAGATAATAGAGGAGCTGAAGGACACGATGGCACAGGCTGCTGTGTGGTACAAAACGAATATTATAGAACCTACAAAAAATGACAGGAAAATATGAAATCACAAAAAGAAACGATTATTATTGAAATATTTCACAATAATATACATGCCTACAATGCAATCTATAAAGCTATTACGGATGCGTCTTTAAAGCAAGCCGATAATTATCACGTTAAGGTGAGAGTTATTACGGATGTGGAGTGCAACAAGGCTAAGTAATATTATGGACTTTTTAAAAACATAAGATCTATGGCAAGAATAATTATACTGAGCACCTGCGACGAATGGAAGTCTTACGCCTCTTTTCAGCTTTACGGCACATGGGCAACAACAAAAGCCAGTTGTCAACGGCTATACAAGACTATTATAGAAGGCATTAAAAACGGTACATTCGCGTATGAGGATGAAAGTATGTCGCGCGAGGAACAACTTCTGACGTTCCAGGAGGACGAAAAGAGAGAATGTGCAACAACTTTCTTGCGAGACTTGCAGGACAAACTTATATACGGGCATATGGAATTTTCCGAGCTTAGATAATACTATATTATACGACCCTTAAAAAACGACGGAATTATGACAAAATTGTATAGCATTTACGCATTTGTTGGAGGCGATTGGCGTGAGTATAACGGAATAGAGTATACTGAGAAAGAAGCCGACAAGGAGCTGAGATATCTGAAAAAGTATAGCAGCTGCAAGTTCAAAAAGAAGTGTATTCGACAATGCGAAACTGTAGAATTAAGTTTGCGACGTTAAATCCATAACATGCAGATCATTGTGAGAAGAATATTATACAACCCTTTAAAAACAACGGAAAATTATGAAATATCAATCAGTGAAAAGAATCTTGATGGCAGCTCAGGAGAACCTGCAGCATGGACTAATCAAGTACGGCAGCGACAGCGTGGACTTTGATTTCACGGCTTCGGCTGTGGATAAGGGCGAGGAGAACATTATCGGGTACGACAGCGATACGGAGGTCATATCGGTGTTGGGCAAGGCTCGTAACGCATATATCGACTGCGATGCAATAGAGTGCATCGAAGTGTATAAATAAAAAGACGACATGATATAATATCATACGTATTAATCAATCAACTAACACCCCATCCCGCGCCCGGCACAGCCCTTGTGAAGGTTCGACCCCTTCGGCGGGATCTTGATAATCATAATCTAAGTATTTTTTTGTTTAGCTGTTGGCGGTCCGTGAGGATAGCGAGCAGCTTTTTGAATTTTGAATTAGGAATGTTGAGTTTTGAATTGTGCGCCGTGGGCGCATTTTGAAATACTCAATTCCTGAATTATTCAGAGGAAATGTAAATAAATAATAAAATACGCATTAATATATAATTTATGCGTCATTTATTTTGCGGTTTCAAATATAATCGCTACCTTTGCATCAGATAAAGAAAGAAACTAATTTAAACTTAAAACGATATGAAGTATAGCGTATATTACAACAATAATGTGGAGTGCAACCATGTTGCCGAGTTCGACACATTAGACGAAGCCAAAGCCTATTGTGTAGCGAATACTAAGGACTACGACGAGATTGGCGAAGGTGACAACTGCTATGAAGGTCGCAGCAACAACTTCCATTACGAAGTGTACGAAGGTGATAGCAACGTCATTTTTGACGAGGATGGCGATGTAGCAGACTTAAAAGATCCTGTGTATCAGACTGAGCAGTATTATTGTTAAACTATTATTCAGCCCTACAGCAGCACGGTTAAGCGGAACGATATGACAACAATAGAGAAAGAGTTGATAAAGACGGGTTATCGCTATAGTGATAACGAAGACGGATCTTTTGATGTTTGTTACGACCACAATCAGGATGCCTTTTTTTCGCCCCTGCATCGTTATCACGTTGCAACGGTTAAGGAGGATGATGAATGCTGGTACGTCGACAACAACTGCGGAGCAGGATGGGGAGAATACCCTAAAGCGGATTGGACCTTAGAGAGGGCCATCTATGACCAGTGTCTTGACGAACATATTAACTAACAGTAAAATAACATGGCTTACTTGAACAAAGAGCAATACGAGTATCGCCGCGAGGCAGCTGCGGCTCGTAACGTTAAGAACGAGAGCATTGCCGTTGATAATGGCATGACCGAGCAGCAGGCAGACCTAATCTCGCGCCTGTGCTCGCTCCGACATGAACTGCATTGCAGCATGGACGACATTGTTAAAGGTAATGATGTAGCTAAAGATATTCGTGAGCGTTTTGCCTCGCTTGAGGATAAGATGGAAGATAGTGGACTCCCTGAGTTCGGTGTGTCTGGCTGTCTGGAAGACCTTGACGACATGGACGGACTGATGTATTACTATGGTGAGGGTGTACCCGAAGACCACGACAGCGACGAGTTCAAGGAGTGGTATAACAACGAGTACAAGCGTGTATATGACGAATTATCCGAGCTTCACGATAGCATAGAGAAATATCTGAAGGAGATAGACGAGAAGTATAAAACGTCTTTCTGTCCGACGGGGGCATTGAGAAAATTTTAATAAAATATAAAAGAAAAGATATGAAAATTTACGAAGTAGAAATAAACTCTAATGATTTGGCGGACGATAATTATTCTGTCAAGAATGGCAAGCGCTATCTGTTTGCGACCAGAGAGCTTGCAGCCGATTTCGTTTTTAACAATGCAAAGGCAAAATACTTTCTTGGCGGTGGTGACATCGAGGCTACACGCCAGATGTTGCTCGACAATATTAACGATTCGTCATGGTATAGCATACGCCAGTATATCAACGCAGAGCCTAACGAGCCTGGCGACTGCTTCGATTTGCTCGGAATTGAACCAGAGGATGAAACACAATACTATCACGTTATAGAGCGCAAAGTATTAGAAGCATTGCCCTATTGGTGTAAGTAATACGATAACTAAAAACATTTCAGCCCTCGACATCACGGTTAAGTCAATAGGTATGTTAGAATTTTTTAATCCTGATATTATTATAGCGAACGACGGCGGATTAGGTAGCGCTGTGGACGGGGTGCCTACTTTTGAAGACATTGACACAGATTTGTTTCCTGAAGGCTTTTTCTCGCAGGTGGCTTTTGATTATCTGGACGATAATTGGGGTAATGGCTACGACATGGAAGACACCGTGGCAAGATGGATTAACGACGAAGACAAAGAGCATTGGTACGATATAAAGAAGACTGAAGACGGTGATTATTACTTTGTTGCCGGCGATCAGACTGGTGTTGTTTATTTCGGGAAGATAGAGTTTGTCAAAGTTATATTTGAGGACTACGACCTGAGATTTAACGAGGATAGTGATTACTATTACGTCCAGCTTCAGAACAAGGAAGGCGAATATCGCAAGGAGGATTGGACTTTAGAGAATGTTATTCTTGACATGAAAAGAATCCTTGAAGAGTCTTGATTCATGTACGAGATAACAGACGTAATACGCGATTATCTGTTTGTTACGCTACGTCTGCGCGATGTACAGACGGGCGTGACAAGAGACTGGAGGTATTGGGACGACCTGGAGGAGTGGCTGTGCAAGGAGCACGGCGTGAAGGATCTGAAAGGTCTCATTATAGACAAGCTGCCCGATTATGGGGATTGGGTGGAATCAGGAAAATAAAAAAAGCCCGACCTAAGCCGGGCTACGCGAGCCATCTGGCTCGAATCTACGATAGTAGAAATTCGTTCTTTGGAGAACGTTTAAATCCACAGGCTGATGCCTGACTGTCAACGGAAGTTGGTTTTTATTTCTATTCCATGAAGGTACTATTAAAAAGCCTCCGAAGACAGGTGCAAATATAAGAATTAAAACGGTATAGACAAAGAAATTGGCTGTATTATTAACAAAGATTTAGAAAACAATTCTATTATGGCAGAACAGATTAGAGTATGGAAGTCGAATAACCTGCGCTCTACTTATATGCTTGTATATCGAGACGAGCTGACGGGGAGGCTGCGTGTCACTCGGATGGACGGAAGGAAATGCGACAACGAAAAGGGCCTAATAAACAGTTATAATATGTTTGGTGGTGGTCTTTGGGCTGCTTGCAGGGACATGGGCAACGATGTTGCTGAGATACGCGCTGCCGTGGATCGTGAGATAGCCGAGGAGACTGCACAGCGCGAGCGTGAGGAGCTTCGCCTGAAAGCGGAAGCCGAAGCTAAGGTGAAGGCTTTACAGGAGGCTCAGGAGATTAGGGCTGCGCTTGCCGGCACGAAGGACAGCGTATGTGTCAAGCCTATTGAGGTGTTGCAGCGGTACGACCTCTTAGAGGAACATCTGGAACAGCTGAAGCCTGGTGAGTATGCCGTTTGCGTCAACTATAAGAAGAAGGGCATGGTGGAGCTGCGCACGAAAGCACGAACGACCGACCATCTGAAGGTATTGGTAAAGGTGACGAAGGAGGAAAGAAACAGTAAAGCCGCTTTACATCGTTTTGCCGTGAAGGTGCGCGAAGCGTATCAGTCGGGCATTGTCATCATCGGAAAGACTCACGCCCTTCAGAGCTTCGGCAAGCGTATTGTGGACGCTGCCCTCTGTATCAAAGAGAGTCAGAACACTTATTATTCATCGTCTGCGCCACGTCAGTACTACGACAAGAACACGCTTGTGTATATGAAGTTGGAGCAGATTGAGAAGAACGACAAATAAAACATTTACATTATAGACTATGGCAGAAAAAAGTAAAACGACGAGGACAGCAGGCAGACCTGCCATCGGCGGCACCAGACGACAATATGTAGTGACTGACGATGTGCATGAATGGATAATGGCACACGGTGGCGGCAAGTATATTACAGATACCATGCGCTGTGTGCGCGTTACAAGCGGAGGCAAAGGTGCTGTGACAGATTACGCGATGTGCATTCTTCGCGCTGGCACTTGCTTCGATTTTGAGGTAGACCTTACCGAGCCTTATGCTGACTTAGGATTGAAGGCCCGCGATATGATATTGTCGGAGGTAAAAGAGCCTGAGACTTACCATGTGTACAAGGAAGGAACGTGGAAAGATGGCGTTTTCTGCAACATTGGCTCCCTTGCTATCAGTTCACCATCAGAATGCCCTGAAGACGAAAGCAAGCGACGTTATTACAGACCGTCGGGAAACTTCGGGGATTATAAGTGTATTCCTTACAAGCGGGTGAAGGCAGGAGACTATTGTTTGGTTAATCGGTACATCGACGACAAAGCACGAGTCGTAGGCGTATTGGCGCAAGTAGAGAAGTGAAAATAAATAATAACATTTTAAATACTTTATAGAATATGACTAAGATTAAGAATTTTGAACCGAAGCCGAAGCGCAAGCGTAACTATCCGCAGGTAGGTGAGCCGACGCTGCGAGAGGAACGCGAGGACACGTCGGAAAGTGAAGACAAGGACATGAGCGTGAAGACGGTGTTGGCGGGTGTACTGGCGGTGCTGATGGCTGTGTCAACGGGAGTAGTGCTGTTGGCTTTTGCGGGCGCTGCGGTGTTCTTAATGCCGATGATCGGCGGAATGCGAGAGTGAGTGTTGAATGTTGAATGTTGAATTGTCGGCTTTGCCGATTTTGAATTATTCAATTTTGAATTTTATTTTGACTACTTAATTATGACAGTAGAAGAGTATTTTAATCACTTGAAAGTTATTACTGAAAACGCTGGAGCAGACAAGACAGGCGTAAAGATTGAGACGGAGGACGGATATTGCATCAGCATATCTGTAACTAAGAAACTAAATAAAAAATAGGGCATTTATGGAAAAACAGAAATTCGAGATTCGCATTGCCGTAGGTGGCGATGATGAGAAATTGGGAGTGAAAGTGGAAGTATGGAAGGACGGAAAATTCTCTGACTTCAGATTGCTTGAAGGCGACAACCTGCGACTCGCATACGAGGCTTCTAAGTATGCGACGGGGATCATTGCACGACTCTACCTTGAGCACCTGCACGAGGAGGGGCAACTTGATGACGAGCAATACAAGAAGCTCCATACGAAATAATATATCGCACAGTATTTTATTAACAATTTAAAACTTTATAGAATTATGGCAGAAACAGAGAAATTTTCAAAGAGTCAGATTGCAACATTGAAGCACATCCAGAAGAAAGGTTTTGCGGGTTATCGACGTGTAGACGGAAAGCCAGCGTGTCCGGAACTGGAGGAACTCGTGGAAGCAGGGTATCTTGAGAAGTGGTTTCAGAGTATGTTCGGCGAGGACGTGTACAAGCTGACGGAGAAGGGCGAAAACCTGGTAAGGTCGCTTGTAGGGTAAAATCCGATGAAACGGTTGAATCCGATGTTAAAGAAAGGTCGGGGTCATCCGTTTCTTTTGATGACTAAATCAATTTACTAACTAAAACCTAAAGATTATGAGAACTAACTTGATGATGGCTGCCATTGCAGCCGTGAGCATGACGATTGTATCATGCAGTAGCGGCAACGAGAATTTAGTGGAGAACGTGAAGCAGGGGAAGGCACATGTAAAGGTTATGTGCGGCATGGGCGTGAGTGTGTCGCCCATGGGCGCGCCGATGCGCATGCCAATGAGCCGTGCTGCGCTGTCGGCTAACGGCAAGCAGTTGACCGACATCTATATCCTCGACTACGATAAGGCGACGGGTAAGCTGCTGCAGGTGCTCCACCAGACGAGCACGGCAACCGACTTTGCTGAGCCTGACCTGACGCTCGATTATGGTGAGCACGTGCTGAAGGTGGTGGCGACGCGTAGCCTGGAGCCTACGTTATGGGATGCAGGAAACATAACATGGCAGGTGGAGCCTAACGTGCTGACGCCCGTCACGGCAACGCAGCCGGTGATGCTGACTGCCTCGAAGACATCGGACACGTTCGGAGCTGAGAAGGACGTGAGTGTGGGCATTGGTAAGGCAACGACGGTGAGCATTGCGTTGGACCGACTGGTGGCGAAGCTCGTGGTGAACAGCACGGATGTGTTTCCGGATGATTGCACGACGGTGACGCTCGACCTTCAGGAACACCGCACGCTGTCGTGGGCGACGATGGATGTTATGGAAGCAGTGGGGAATCAGCGTGTGTCGGATGTATCGCAGTTGCGAGGCACAACGGGCACGTCGCTTGCCTACTACTTCCTTACGCCGAGGGATGGCTACAAGACGGACATCACGTTCAGGACGAACCGCATGGAGGGTGCACCCTACTCTACGGTGACGGTGGAGAATGTGCCACTGGAGAGAAACAAGGTGACGACTATCACGGGACCGCTGTACAAGCATGGACAGGGGTTTCAGATGATGGTGAATGACGAGTGGAACAGCGAGAGCAACGACATCAGCATCTGACAACTGAGATTTTAATTATCACCAGATGAACCTGATGAACCAGAATTTTTGAAGCATTGAAGATTAAAATTTTCCTAAGATGACAATTCTTAAATGATAAAGTAACCAGATGAACCGGAAAGAGGATTGTGGTGAAAAACGGGTTCATTCGGTTCATCTGGTGATAGATATAGAATAATAAAACAGTTTAGCGTATGAATACTTTTTATTATAAAGAAGAAACGTATAAAATCCGTGGTGCGATATTCGCAGTACACAAGGAACTTGGTAACGGATTTTTGGAAAGGGTTTATCAAGACGCATTGGAGTTTGAATTTCAAGCAAGAGGAATACCCTATGAAAGAGAGAAAGAAATTCAGATAATGTATAAAGGCAAACCTTTAGGCGAGCCGTACCGCGCAGATTTCGTATGTTATGGTAATATTATTATCGAATTGAAAGCGGTTGAAGAACTGCAAGGAATACATCGTTCACAAGTTATTAACTATCTCAAGGCGACAGGTATGAAATTAGGTCTGTTGGTTAATTTTGGAGAAGAGCTTGCTAATATAGAGCGAATTGTAAGATATAAATAAATTCCGGTTCATCCGGTTCATCTGGTGATAAAATAATCATTATGAAGAGATATTTGATGTTTGCGTGTGCAGCATGCCTGTTGGCGGCGTGTGAGAAGCCGGTGTTTGAGGATGCGGGCGAGGATGATGATCCGTCGGTGGTGGTGCCTGGGGATGGTGAGCAGACGGACGAAGTGTTGTGGACGGAGAACGACACGGCGCGTTTTTATCTGCAAGGTGTTGAGCTGAGTGGCGTGGTGCTGACAGACTACCCCACCCCATCGGTGTTGATAGCCCATCCTCTTTATAGACTGCCTACGAGATTAGAGGCTGCGCAGGTACTGAAGTATGCCGCCTTGCCCGAAGGCTACTGGCTGAGCAAGCAGCGCATCATGTGCGTGGATAGTCAGCCTGGCAGTTATTACACGTTTGTACCGCATGGCACGGTGACGAAGGCAGGAATGAAGACGAAGTACTGCGTGCTGCCTATCCGCACGGAGAGGACGAGCAAGAAAGAGAGTGTGGACATAACTGTAAATGACGAATGGGAATAGGTTTGTACTTTCGTACTAAGGTATTTTCTTACTTCAATACTTTTGTACTTTCGTATTTTCATATATACGTATGTACGTTTATACGTAAGTACTAACATATTTATTTATATATCTATATACTTACTTACTTATTTATTTATATACATAGATAAGTAGATAGATAAATAAATATATAGGTAAATAGGTACGTTGATAATTATTTACGTAGGTAGATAAATATTTAGGTTGAAAAGTTTGGATATGTGAATTATAATTCTTAAATTTGCAACGTGATACAAAGATACTCACGTATTTACGTACTCACATACGTTCGTACTTTCATACGTTCGTATGTTCGTAGATACTTATGTACGTTCGTACTTATGTATTTTGATAGATATTATTAACATTAAAATGCTTTACAGAATATGGAAAGACTAAGAGAAGTTCTCGCCATTGTGAACGACAAAGGCGGAGTAGGTAAGAGCACAACAGCTCACAACTTGGCTTGTGGATTGATCAAGCTGAACCCAGAAACAAGAGTACTGATTATCGACCTTGACGCTCAGGTGGCTAACGTGTCGTTGCTGTGCGGTTGGCGCGAGCGTGAGGATAAGCACGGCACCATGTATGAGGCGATGGTGAACAAGACAGCCATGCCCGTGTACCAGGTGAGTGTTGACGAGCAGGACTATCACGGCAACTTGTACATTGCACCATCATCAGAGGACATGTTGGGTGTGGAGCCGTTCTTGCTGCGTGAGCTAAACCCGTTGAAGGTGTTGCAGAAGTTGTTCGCCCTCCCCGTCACTCTGACTGAGGAGCAGGGTGGGGAGCAGAGTGTGATAGAAGCCTTCGACTATATCATCATCGACTGCCCCCCAGCTATGAACCTTGTGACGAAGAACGCCATGTCGGTGGCTACCGGTATTATCATTCCCATGCAGCTTGAGGCATTGCCTACGTTCGGATCATCGAGCGTGATACGTTGGGCAGAAGAGGTGAAGGCAGAGATTAATCCTAACCTTGAGCTTCGTGGTCTGTTGAAGGTTATGGTAGACAAGCGTACAAAGGCGAGTGCCGGGTTCTCGGAACATATAGACAACGAATATGGTGACTATGTGTTCAAGACCGAGATTCCGCGCCGCACAAAGATTGTGGAAGCCCAGGCAATGATGCAGGACATCTTCACCTATGCGCCTGATTGTGACGCTGCGAAGAGTTACGAGGCATTTGCCCAGGAGATTGTTGATACTTATACTGAGGATTAAAATATTAGGAGATATGGGAAAGCCTTTTGTGTTTGGCAAAACTAAAGTTGCCAAGACTTCAGAAGAAATAAGAGAACATAGTGAGAGCAAAACTGAGGCAGCTCCGGCGAATGATGTGCCTGTCACTGATACGCCAGTTGTTGAAAACCCTGCTACTGATACATCTGATAGTGAGACACCTGCTACAGAGACTACATCTGCAACATCCAAATCAGAAGACGAGAACAAGCAGGACGGAACTACATCTGTAACAGAAACGGTCAGTACCCAACAAGAAGGCTCAGGGTCTTCTGCTCCACTTGAGAGCAAGGAGCAAAAGTCTGAATCCACAAACAAGCCTGTGACAGCGATAAAAAATCGCAGGAGCAAGAACACTACAAACCGCTTCGCATTGAACGGAGTGAAGACCGAGAACGGCATTGTCGTGAACGTGCCGATGGACGACTACATGCAGCTTATGATGCTGAAGATACAGACGGGTCGCACGTTGAAGGATCTTGCGTTACAGGCGATACACGAGTTTGTGGATAGGAACAAAATGTAAATTCTTAAACTAATCTATTATGAAGAAGATAATATCAGTATTGTTCGCGCTCTGCCTGTGTATGGCAGTAAGCGCACAGCAGCACATGAAGTTTATGGGCATACCATTAGACGGAACAGTGGACAATTTTGCCTTGAAGCTGAAGGCTAAGGGTGTGACATACGATGCAGTCCAATCAAAAAAACTAAGCCCAGGATCTAAGTTCTATAGGGGAACATTTATGGGAGAGAGAGCTTGCTTTGTAGTTATGTTTAATGCAAAAAGCAGACTTGTTTATGGCGTAGGTGTGGAAATGTCTTACTCTTCATTGGCATTAGCAAAAACTCCGTTTATGGATATAGCGGATAAGTTGCATAATAAATATCCTACGGCTGTATATGACCGTATGGACAAAGATAACAGCAATGATGTTTTAGGTGTAAGTTTTACGATACCCGAAGAAAATTCTACTGAACTGTTAGGCATTATTATGCAGGAACTGAAAAGACCTGACGGTATATTAAGTACCGATTGGAGTATAAACTTAATATATACAGACGTAAAGAACTACAAGAAGCATGAAAGTTTAAATAACGAAGACTTGTAATATGTAAGGTAAAATCCTACTAAAGTTTTTTACCAAGTCACTACAAAAGTGTGCTGTTTTGGTTTTACAATACCTACGGATTTGTTTACCAAAACCTACGGATTTGTTTACTTAAACCTACGGATTTGTTTACTAACTCCTACGTTTTTGTTTACCTTACTGTAGGTAACTGACTGATAATCAATACGCTCAAAATCCCTTAATATAATATAATTATAAACTATAGATTTTTCGTTTTTGAAAGAATAAAATAATAGTTTATAATTATATTATATTAAGAGATTTTTGAGGAGTTGAAAATCAACGAGTTAGAGCATACGAAGTAAACAAAAACGTAGGAGTTGGTAAACAAATCCGTAGGTGTTGGTACATAAAAACGTAGGTTTAAGTACATAAAAACGTAGGTTATGGCAAAGAAAGCGAAAAAAGAAGATAAAGAAGGAAAACTTCAGCTTGCCTTGAACGAATTGCGCTGGATAAATACACCTGTCAATTATACATCATACGCTAAAAGCTATTCTCTCATACAACAGGACGTTATGTTGTTGGTAAGTGGACGACTGCAAAAACATTTTGCCAAGTTCTTGAACGAACATCGTTATTTAAGCAAGGAGCGGCCGAATGGAGGCATCACGAAAGAAGACCTGTTGAAGATGGGACCGATATGTTTGCGTCTGGCTGATTTCGGAATAGACAGCAGCCATTATGACGAGTCGGTAAAGGTGATAAATCAAATGAAGAAGATAGAGTTTCATCTTCCACGTTTCGATCCAGAGACAGGACTTAGAAAAGGTGAGGACTACATGCCAATCTTCAGTAAGATATTTATCCCGAAGAACTTCACATCACGAGAAGGAGAATATTTAAACTATTCGGGAGACGGAGATACAAAGATAGACGAGGACGGACAGGAAGTACGCAAGTTTCGACGTGACGGATATATTGAGGTCACGATAAATATAGAGGTTGCAAAAGCCGTGTTTGACATGACGGACGGATATTTCAATCATCTTGAACGAATAGCCTATTTCTGCAATTCGGCTTACACATCGCGTCTTTATCTCCTGTTGATGAAGTATGCAAGCAAAGGTCAGATGCACCCAGTAATAGATTATCGAGAGCTGAAGGAAGCATTGGGTATGTTTAAGGTTGATGTGGAAAAGAGTGAACAACCCGCAAAGGTTGTTACTACCGAGAAATATCAGAAATTCTCACAGTTCCGCAAACAGGTGTTAGATGTGGCGCGTGGCGACATGGAACGACTATGTGAGGAAAATAAGATAGAGATAATGCTCTCGTGCATCGACCCAGAAAAAAAAGGTTACGAGCCTATTTATAGAGGCAGCGCAAAACGAGGCAATCCTGAAAAAATAAAGTTTCACATTAAGCGCACGCCGTTGGGTGTGGCGCGAGATTTTGAGCTGCATCGTGGTTCGTCAGAAAAGCGTTTGTTCACCAAGCTGATGTCGTTATACCCTACACTCGACGAAGAACGGCTCAAGACGTTTGTTGCTGATGTTCCCGAAGACCTTTGGAACGACTTCAAGGCGTATGCCTATAATGGCGTGCCTCAGGCAGTGGAGCAGCCGCATAGATGGAGTGGCACGATGGAGGACTTCGTGTTTTACATTATGGAGCAATGGATAAAGCAGCATAGCGCGAAGGCCGAGGCACAGCAACAGACTTTTGCCTTTGCTGAAGTCGAGGAAGTGAAACCAGGTGAAAAAGAGTGGCAGATGTATTTGCGCTTGATTGATAAGCAACTTGCGTCCGACTTGAGCAAAGTTAGGTACCTATCGTTTAAGGATGGTGCTGTATGTCTGGGCGTGGAGAATAAATCTCAAGTAGAAATGATAGAAGAGCATTTTGTCGATGTTGCCGTTTTGTCCCATGCGCAGAAATGCGCCGTTAAGATATTCGGCAAGAAAATTTCCCTGAACTATAAGATTGTAAAACAATAAACATTCACACCGCTTACCCTTCCCAATGGTAGGCGGTGTTTTATTTTGTCCTGTTGGTATCAGCGACTTTTTCTAAATTTGTACGCAGAAACCAACAAGACATATATATGGGAAGAATTAGAAACATTATGTTATGGCTTATGGCTGTAATCATGCTCTTCGGCTGTGCTGCTTCGCGGAAGACGGAAGGCAACAAGAGCGAGGAACGACGGGACAGCACGGTTGAAGCCATTACGGACAGCGTGAAGAAGTCGGATGTGAAGAATGATAGCACCGTGTCTATTGCCACAGACGAGAATCATACGTCCGCCACCATGAGCGAAAAGGGTAGGGGAGAGGAGACCGTCCAGGAGCGAGTGACCGAGAGCACGGACGCTCAAGGCAACAAGACCACCACTACTGACCGCACCATCCACCGTAAGGGTGACTATGAGCGCAATAGTTCTTACGAGGAACATTTCAAGCATCTGGAATCGACCATATCACGTATGCAGCACACGATAGACAGCCTTGTGTTGAGTAATAAGCTGAACGTTGGCACCCACTGGGCAAAGAAGGACAGCACGAATGTGACGAAGGAGAAGAACACAAAAGAGATAAAAGACACTTCTTTTGAAGACTTCATGTGGAAAGCTCTGAAGGAACTTGCATTCTGGGCATTTGTATTATTATATATCTTAGGATTTTTATCATGGCTAAAAGACAAGACAGAGGAATGGTTGAAATCTCAGAGCAGCCGGAAGTGACGCTACAGGACTTCGTTATCCCTGCTAAGATAGAGGCCTTCTGCGAGAAATACAAGCCTCTCGACCATTGGCGTGAGGACTGTGACGTGTTTACCGACTATCAGCTTCGCTCGTACTTCAAGGCAGTGGTGTGTCCGTTGGGCGATCCGTTGACATTGTACCTACAGGAGCTGGCTGTGAGAGGCTTTAAGATGAAGGATGATGAATGTGGAGAGCCGGTAATATACGCTGCGCTAAGGTGATTTTTGAATTGTTTAATTTGAATTAAGAATATATGAAGAAACTTCATTATTATTACAAGATTTCGGCTACATCTAATGTTGGCCGAGACATTCAGGCGTTTATGCTCCGTTGTCAGGAAGCCGAAGATAAGGCGCGTGAATGGGTAGAAAGACAGGGCGCGAGTAGTTACTACGAGTCGCCTGAAGGCATGGCAGGTGGAGTGGGAGCAGTGGAGTTTGCCGACACCACTGGACGTGACGGTTGGGACAAGGAAGTGTCGCCCGACGGACGTGTGTTCTTCTTCCCCATCGAAGGCACCGACTTGGAGGAAGAGATGAATGCCCTACCAATTGTGAGCGAGGTAGAGCTGTTCGGCATACTCACCCTTCAGCCGAAGCGCACTAAAGACAACCTGCCATTGCCCATGACATTTGGCAATAGCACCCCCATCGTGTTCTTGCATCAAGGCTTCTGGTATGCCGATGTTCCGTATGTAAGCGCCGACATGACGCTAACGAAGATAGAAGAAAAGGAGTTTTATCGTCGCAAGATGGCAGCGATAAACAAACATAAATAAGTAGTAGATCATAAGTGGTTAATAATTAGGTTTTAGTTTAGATTAGTTTTTTTTGCGTTACCCGTCCGTGATGGATAGGTAACGCTTTTGTTTTATATGTCAGTCGTGCGTGGGGCGGTCGGCAACCATATAGCCATCGTTCATGCCCATGTTCATATTGGCGTTGTGTTTCGCTTCGTTTAGCATACGAGTGAGATTAGCTATCTGTTTTTGTTGCTCGGCAATAACATCGAGCAGACGATGCTGCTGTGTCATGTGCCTATTCTCTAATGCCACGATAGCCGCAAGGTTAGCGTCACTGATATTGTCAGTTATAGGCAGACTCGTATTTCCCTTCTCGCCTACAGCGTTGCTGGCAGTAGGCTTTGCAGTCTCTTGCGTATCATCAGCTTCTCTCGGCTTCATAACAACGCCAGGCACTACTGATGGGGTAATGCGTACATCAAGAGGGTTGAGCATAGAGCGTTCTCCGTGCTGACGTTCCTCCGTGCCACTTGCGTAGCCTTGTATTGGTTCAAGAATATCGTTAGGTGTAGGCATGCCAGGCACAACAGCTCCGTCTGCGCCCGCATCTACATCGCGGAAGAAAGCAGATAGAGGAATTTGGAACGTGTTACAGAGTCGTAGCATACTGATGACGGGCATCGGCCCCTCACATCTTATCCACGCCTTAAAACGATTGTTAGACTTGGCGCCGAGAGCTTGCAGAATCTCACCTTTGGGGATGTCTGGGTTAGCATCGAGCCATTCATTAAGAAACGAGAAATTGTATTGGTACATCATAGTGATAAGTGTTAATGTAGAACCTTTAATTATTAAAAAATGCAAAAGAATTGATTTAATCAATAGTAAATATTGATAATTTCAATTTTAAGAATTATATTTGCATCAAATTTAAGAAATAAGGATTAGATGACCAAGGAAATTGTTGAAAAAATCACAAGATCATACACACCATTGCAGACAGATGACATGTCGGTTGAAGACAAGAAGTCTCTGTATGTGACTTTGGCAAAGAAGGGTTTTACTCTTGCCACTTTCTACCTTCGTTTCTTTCAGAAGGGATTTTCTGAATGGGAGATAGATGGCATCAATGAGTGTAAACGCCAATTCTTACTATTGCCCGACGTGTCGCAGCCATTGTTAGAATATGTGGACGAGAACGACCTACAGATGGTGAAAGGTGATAAGGGGTATCTCTATACCCTGGCGCAGAGCAAAGAGCCCGGTATATTCTATTCTTGCCTAAAGCGTGTGAACGCTGGTATGTGCAACAAGTTTATTGCTTACATGAACGAGCGAGGAATGAGTGCGGCAACCGTGATAAAGCGTTTCACCACCGAGAACTGGAGACCGTGGGAGCAGGAAGGCATACGAGCCCTTCTTACTTCTTATACAACTAACGAATAATTATAATGTACTAAAAATATGCTTGATATTACGCTTGATTTTGAGACTTGTTCTCTGACTCCTACCGCGGCTGTAATGTCGATTGGTGCCGTGGCATGGAAGCGAGATAGCGAGAAATCTCCTTTTTATAATCTGAAAGATGGTAGTACACAGGATCCTTCAAGTGTATTCTCTTGCCACATCGACCTTCGTAGTATGTTCGTCAACAATTACACTTTCGACGGCAAGACCGCAGAATGGTGGGGTGCAAAGAGTGATGAAGCGAAAGCCTCGTTGTTAAGCAATGACAGCTATGAGTTGCCTTGCCGACCTATCGAAGTGGCTGTTAAGGACCTATTTGAGTGGATAGAGGACTTCAAAAAAGAGCATGGCAATCAGGACGTGTGTCTTTGGGCGCAGGGCTCAGATTTTGACATAGCTATCTTGCGTAATATCTGTTATAAGTTGAATATCAACATCCCTGTAAATTATACCTATTTTCGCGACCATCGTACATTTCTCTATGAGGCAGCCCGACTGATATGCAATGCGTGTGGTGTGTTCTATTATCCTGAAAAGGCTTATGACCTTGTGGAAGATTATAAGGACGTGGATAAGGGTGCGGAGCACGACCCCGTGTTCGACTGCAAGCGCAGCATATATTCAACGTGGCAGATGATGAAGAAATTGACTCATCTGAAATATCCGGAGTAATAATGCCTAACCACGAGTATCTGAATTACCCATACATTCCCAACCGCCGGAACAAAAGGCAAGGACGGCCTACACATCGGGAGTATCTGCATCGCATAGCTTATACCGAGACTGTGCGGGACTATGACAGCGACAACAAAGTGCTGCTCTTCCACGCTCCATTCGCCTTAGTGAAGGATGTGTGTCAGAAGTTGTTCACGATGATGCAGGGCAATGTAGGAAATATTATAGTAAGAAATGAGCATTCCTGCCGAGTGAAAAATGGCAAATGCTATTGGCGTGTGGCTGTGGAGATAATCGATCTTAATGAGAGCTTTATTTCGTTCAAGGATTTCGTGCTGATGCTGATTAGCTGCATGAAGAACTTGGCTAACTGCACCATCCGACACTTCCGCACGGAGACATTTCTGAACTTATAGTAAATAACAAATGTAAAACAAAAAGAATAAAGGACAGCACGACGATGGAGGTAGCGGTAACGCCCTCCTATAAGTAAGCTTCGCCAGTAATAAGGAACTGAAGGCCTCGGAGACTGAGCAAGGCTTAAAGAAGTTTGGCGCATCGTCGGCTGTTCCTTTTTAATAATAAAGGGAAACTATGTTCTTTCATCCTATCATCAATCGTCTCGCCAACATCGACCTGCACCTTCTCATGAAGCCCGCCAACGAGCAGCGCATAGAGGGTCAGACCGCGTGTTTCTGTCCTATCTGCAAGAAGGGACAGGATGCGGATGCTGATGTCAAGCAGACACCTCACTTCATCATCTATGAAAATGAGCGAGGTGGACTGTATTCGGGTGTGGGCGTTGACGACAACCGAATGGCAGAGCATGGTGCCGTGAAATGGAAATGCACCCGCACGGGTAAGACCGGCTACGGATCCATCGAACTGTATGCAGCCAAGATGAATCTTCCTATGCACGGATATAGTCTTCAGCGCATCTGTCAACGACTGGTAAGGGATGTGTATGGCGATACCGACGAGGTGCGCCGTGCCTTCCCAGAGGTGTTCGCCAAGATGGACTATCGTACTCAGGCACAGCAGACCATCGAGACGTTTTCCTTCATGCCGAAGACCGACTTCTCGCCACAAGAGCTTGTAGCTCTTGGGTGTGAGGTTACGCTCGATAAAGGATTGCCTCGCTTCGGCTTTGGCAGTACGTTCACTCCCGACATGCTCAACAAGGACTTCCGTATCTATTCTCTTCTGAGCGTGACGCTGCCCGATGTGATACGCGACGGACAGCATGTGAGCGAGATTATCCACGGCACACCCTGGAATCCGCTGTTTGTATGCTTTGCCTCGCAGGAGATAGGTCCGCAAAACTCATACGGATGTTTCTTCCGTCCGGCAATGGCTGGGAGCGAACCGATAGTGTTCTCTACAGCCGAGGAGCACAGCGTGAGGAAGGTGAGCAAATGGCTAATGGGCGACAACGTGTTCGTGTATGCTATGGATCAGCGCAAGAGCGACAACACAGCCGTACATGCCGCCATACAGAAGTTTGAGCCAACGGAGAAATATACCGAGGAAAAAGAAATATGGGTAGAACGTGAAGACAAGAACGGTAAGGGTAAAGGAACATTCAAGCAGGAGAAGGAGAATATTCCTACAGCCCAGATAAAAGCCCGCAACATCGTCTTTTGCCGTACACCCGAAGACGCATTGAGTGTGTATTATGCCATGCGCTCCTTGCGTATTGACAAGGCTGAAGACCAACATTTCCAAGATTATTGTTGGTATCATGTCGCATTCTCCATCGGACGGAGAAACTTCTGGTATATAGAGCGTGGTGAATGGAAACAGGAAAAACTCGACTTTAGCGGAGTGCAATATCAAAAGATGAACCGTTTTGCCGAGCGTGTCATTATCCTCTATCCAAACGACATTGCCTCGCAGCGCGATTGCGGAGCGATAGCCACTAAGTTCAGCTCATTGCATTATGCCATGCTGCCCGAAGGCTTTCGCTCGCGTTATTGCCGACGCTGGCAATGGCTGTACGGATGCTCACCTCGAAGTGTGCGCGACTATCTGCTGACATACACCATGAATGCAGAAGAGAACTTCCAGTTCGACCATGATGTGCGTCTGCCGCTTTACTCCCGATTGCGTGGAGCAAGAAACACGGAGCCATTTGAGATAGAATATCCGCGTGACCCTCGAAGTGGAAAACTAAAGCCGCCTACCTGCAAGGTGTCGCCCACAAGATTATGGCTCTTTATGACTTGTCACGGTTATTATCGTATGATAGACCCGGAGAGCACCGACCTCGTGGGCCAATATATCCACCTGAACAAATGTTTTGTGGAGTATATCGACGCAAAGAGCATAATGCAAGCTGCAAAAACTCTATTGATGGACTATGTGGAACAGGCTTGGCGGCACAACGACAATGAGCGACGTATGATGTCCGATTGCGCAAACATGATAGACAAGACGTTTAACGAGAAGTCTGCGGGAGGTTTGCAGAGTATGGTGATAAACTTTGCTGATGCGTTCGATGCCAAGACAGAGTATTTCTACTTCAATAATGTGGCATTGAAGATAACGCCCGACAGCATCCGCACGGTGTCTTACGACGACATCAACTTCTTCATCCCCTCGCTCGCCAAGAAGCCGTATGACTTCACGATGCGAGTGTTCGATCCTCCTTTCGTTATTAAGGAAAACGAGGAATATCAGAGTAGGCTTCGGTCTATTGATACCAAAGAGGCAATGAGAAATGAGGACGGTTCGCCGGTGTTCTCTCTATCAGAAATCAAGCAGATGCGTTCCGACCTTATGGAGTGGGCGCAGACCTACCGATGGCTGGTAGAGTGGCGCAGCAAGCGCGAGCAAGACCTATGGCCCATACTTCGCGTGGTGCGCGGTTGTTCAAACGTGCTTTGGCAAGAAGAATTGGAAGCCCAGCGCAATAAGAAGTCGCTTACGCCTGATGCAATAGCTATACAAAATGCACACTTTGCCAATATGCTTTCCGGTATCGGGCGTTTGTGCTATCGTTCATGGGATGGTATGCAGAATATCTGCCCTTACTTTCTTGAGGATAAGATTCCTGACGAGAAGCAGGCGAGTGGCGGTAGTGGTAAATCGGTAATGGTAAATCTTGTGGTGGATGCAGCCGTAAACGTGCTGCCTATAGATATGAAGTCGTTTAAGGATATTGAAAGCGCAAAAAACTGCCTTACCGACATTCTGAAATATCCAGGCAAGTACAGAACGGTACATTGGGAAGACCGACCTAAAGGTTTCCCCTTGCAATACTTCTATGTGAAGGTGACACGAGGCACTAATGTAGAGCGCAAGTATGGCGATCCTATCTCCCTGAAAATGGAAGAATCGCCCTTGCACGTCATTACATCCAATTACCCATTGTCGGATGATGAAGGCTCTACCGTAGGTCGATTCCCCTTGGTTAGTTTTTCAGATCGCTTCTCACGAGGCAACTCTATGAAAAACGAGCCGCCACGATCGCCTTCGGACGTGATGAAGAACTTCACGCTTGACCCTGCAAAGCTCACCGACACCGACCGCAACCAGACCATCTATCTCTGCGCCTTAGCAGTGCAGTTCCTGATGCGCTATCACACCTTTGCCATTGCACCGCAAGGCAATGTGCGCCGCCGTCAGATGGTGCAGAAGCTCACCGAGAGCATCGTGCGCTATTTTGAATGGTTCTTCTCTCGTAATGAGGTTTACGGAGTGCCAATATGTACCGATGATATGTTCAACGAGTTTATGCGCGACTGGGCGGATGCTTCCGAGGGTAAGAGTAAGGAGTATAGCCGAGCCACCTTCAAGAAGAAGATATACGACTATTGCGAGAACATGTCGATAGCGTGCAACCCGAAGCACCTCTTCGAGAACGAGAGCGACAAGCAGCGCAAGTGTTTCAAGCTGCAGGCATGGGTTACACAGGAATACTTTACCGGTCGTGAGTGGGAGAATGACAACACCATCGAGCCGAAGTTTATCCGCTACTTGCAAACGTCAAAGCACGTGTTCTTCTTCTTCCGTCCTGGCAAGGACGCAATACCGAAGGACTACAAGGAACTTAAGCGCATTGCCAAGAACTTTGCCGAACAGCCTGACCCGCTGCCATACCGTGACGATGATGGCAACATCGTGCAGCTCACCGATGAAGAGAAGGAACGCTGGGAGAACAACAAGACACGCAAACAGGGTCGGCGAATGGCAGCACTTGCAGCTACAACACCCACGGCTGTTGCGCCGGATGTTAAGGAAGAGGATATGCCGTTTTAATTAGACTGAAAGTATAACTTAAACATTTATAGAGTATGAAGAAAATAATGCTTAGAAAGGATTATCAGACTAAGGTAGTGCCAGTAGCAGAAGCAGTAGGCCATTATTTGGCGGAGCCAGCAAACCGAGTTTGGAACGAGACCTTTATTGACGAGGACACTCAGCAGAACGTCGTTATAGAGCGTGCTGAGAATATTGCGCATCGAGGATGTATGGTTACTGACAAAGTTCTCGAAGAATTGAAAAATAATAAAATCGAGGAGGTAGTGATAACGGACGTTCCGCATCGTGCTAAGGAGTCAACTTTGTTCAATAGGATTATGCCAATCAAGGTGATGGTGCGCAATGGTTTGGGAGATAACGCCGTACTTATTGTGCGCAGCGATTCTTTGTGTGGAGCACAAAATCTTGCAGCCGATTACGCAGAGGGTGCTGTAAACGAAATTTTTAAGACAGAGGGTGCCGAGTCAATATATGTCGCTAAGTCGGAGATAATAGAAGGTATTCATTTTATCGGTCGCACAAAAGAAGACATTGAACAGGAGGAAGCTGAACTCGAAAAAGATGCAGATGCTCCTGTAAAAGAGCCGTTCAAGGTTAAGGCTTCGTTCATTGATACCGAGATGTATGAGCCAGAGAATACCAGGTCGAAAGCTGGCGTACATACAAAGGATATGTTCGTTGTATGGGCTTATGATGTGGTAACAGCCAAGAACATCGTGTTCGATTATATCAAACACTATTATCGCACGATACTGAACGAGCGCGAGACTCTTCGCGTGATTGGAGCCACACAGTTCTATGCACATACCTATGTCCCTGCTGAGTACTGCAATGAGTATATCGAGCAGGAAAAGTTGAAGTTGGCTGTGGAGGAGTAGGCGTATATGTTTAATCTTTAACAAAGATAGATTATGAAATTATACCGTTACATGTCTTCTGTTGAGATAGCTAAGTTGTTTCATAGAGAGACATTAAAGAATACTACCGACCACAGTAAGAAACGTGGTACGGCAAGCACGGCAAAGGGATTCTGTTTTGGAATTGGTGGCAGGGAACAGGCTAAAAAGGATTTTCGCTGATTGAAGGGGATTGTCTGTTCTGATGCTCTGTTGGTATTCACTCCTAAAATTTTTGAAAAGTTTACACCATGTAAAGGTCGCTATATAGACTATGATAAGATTGATGCAGAAGGAAAATCTATCATAGACTATCCAATAGGGGAAAAACCCTGCAAGTACTTCGAAGAATATTGCACCGAGAGTTATTCTGTTGATGACATTGAACAAATAGAGTATTTTGAAGTGCTACGCCCTTCTTTTCTAAAGTAGAATGTAAATAAAACAATACGATATGCGAACATTCACCCCCCCCATGTGCGACAACTGCATCTCTTACGACCAAATAAAATGCAGTTGCAGAGAAGAAAGCTCACCGCTGTTCGGCGGAAATATTAGTCCGTTGCACCTCGCTTGCAGCAGTTTTATCGGGCTGTCAAAGGTGTATGCACCTAAGAACCGAGTAAAAAAATGGTATAAGGTGCGCACGGTAAACGATATGAGCGACAGCAAGGCGAGACTCTTTTAGAAGGATAAGCAGTAAAAATAAATCATAAAACAACAAACAAAATGGCAAATTACAATGGAAACATCGACCTGCTCACGCTCAATGAGGCAGGTATTTATACTGGACTTGACAAAAAGAATCCAGAGCGCACGTGGTATTGCGCTCCAACAGACGTGAATGAGATTATCGTCAAAAAATCACCACACGACCCCAATCGTCTAATGGCTTTGCTGAGAGTTGTGATATGGCCTCTTAATGAAGCCTACAAGGCAAAAATCCGTCAGTCAGCACAGGAGCGGGGCGATGAAAATGTTTCGGTTCCTACTCACGAACTTCAGCACTCGTTCTCGTTGGAATATATAAAAGCGGCCATAAAACGTTTTGTAAAATTACCTAAGGCGGTGATTGAAGAAAACAAGGGCACTCATCCTGAGTTTGCTGAGCAAGATCCATCTGACGAGAACACTTCTTTATTCAAGGCTATTCGTCGTCGCATGAACAGGCGTATGGGAATGCTCTATCAGCCAAAAACAGCGCAGCAGCCTTCGCCTTACGCGCAGCCCACTTTTGCGGCAGCAGGAGCAGCCGTCGGCTATGTGGCTCCGGCAGAGGCAAGCGGTACGGACCTCAGCGGATATAACTCGGCGGAAGACGAGGCCTTGCCGTTCTAAAAAATATCAAAACAACAGAAAACACAAAAGTACACAAAAGAATAGGGTGTATGAAAGCAAAAGTATATTTTGAGTTTAGTCCCTTCCGATTCTTTCGGCGTAAAATCCTTGTTTTTGTGTTCTTTTGTGTCCTCTGTTGTTCTTAAACTCAAAATTCAAAACTCAATATGAAGTTACAAGCCCAATCATCCAAAGCCCTACACGCTGCCCTAAACAAGTCGGCAAAGTGTATCGGATCTAAGAACACTATAGCAATCCTCGACAACGTGCTGTTGACACGCAAGGGAGAGCAGTTCTTCCTTACATCATCAACAACCGAGGCACAGCTCACCATTCCGGCACCGCTCACCATTTGCAGCGGCACATACGACCGCGACATAGTGCTGCCTATCAAGATGCTCAGCGCATTGTTAGGTACATTGCCAGATTGTGTAGTTACATTCGACATTCCCGAAAAAAGCCAGTCGTTCACCGTAGAATATTGCACAAGCAGCGAGGACAACGTAAAGTCAGGTAAGGCGCAGATGTACCTCTTTCCTGGAAACGACTATCCCCAGATGGTACAGCCGAAAGCCGAGCAGTCGTCAAAAATCAGTCTGCCAATGTCGCTGTTCCGCTCCGTTGTAGACACAGCTGACAAGTTCGTTTTTTTCGAATTGCTACGTCCTACACTCTCTTGTCTCTGCATCGATGTAGCCGAAGACCGTTCAGAGGTGGTGTTCGTCGGAACTAACGGACACACACTTGTCAAGGCGATGCACAGTAACGACCCTTCAAAGGGAGGCAGCGACTTCTTCCGTGGTGGCGAACCTTGCAAGACGCTTATTCACCGCAACTATTTCCGCACACTCTCCGCTTTTGATGGTAGTGAGGACATTAACATTGAGAACGACGGGCATACCATCCGCTTCACGTCAGGCGACACCGAATTGATATGTAAGCACATGGAGGGTAGATACCCAAACTACAACTCCGCCATTCCGAAGTCGAATCCGTTCTATGTAGTGTTCGACAAGAAGGAAATGCTCGACATCCTGCGCCGTGTAAGTCTGTTCTCAAGCAATGCGAGCAACCTCGTAGAGATAAAGAAGAACGACAAGTTTCTCACCGTGTCGGCAAGCGACGCAGACTTTGCCATATCGGGCGAAGACCAGGTGTGCATAGCCGATGCCCAGTGTGAAGACAATTTCCGCATTGGTTTGAAGTCTACATCCTTCCAGACCTGCATCAACTCCATCCCTTCTGACACCATACGGATGCAGTTGCTCGACGCTTCGCACGCCGTGGTAATTACCGCCGACGAACCGGCACCAAAGGTAATGACATTGTGTATGCCAATGATGCTGAACGATTAAAACTCAAAATTAAAAAAAATGGACGATACTCTCCTCTTCATTCCGCCTTGCTGCGTAGACAATAAGCTGCCCAAGGCGGTCAACCAGGCTCCCCACCGTCAGCTCACGTTTTACACGCATGGCGACGTGACAGCGGAGAAATTCTATAAGGCAGTGAGCCACCTCGTGATAGATCCTCATGTCATGGTGCTCACCATGCCTTCGCCTAAACAAGAGACATTCATGTTTCTTGAGCAATGCTTTGAGCGAGGATGGATAACCCATCTCATACTATCCACTCTTTACTCATGCGACTCTTTGCTGCATAAGCATCTGGGCGAATACGCCGACCGCATCATTTACGCACAGAGCGACAACGTGAGTTTTTACAGTAGTCACATGGTGCTTTATAACAAAGACCGTGCCCTGACACTCAATGGGCCGATGTTCGACCGTCCTCAAACCGACGCGGCTCTTGTGTCCTACAATCTCGTGTTCCACCCTTCACATCTGCTCAGCTCTACAAGCGACTGGGGCAACCCACTGCGCAACATCCTCTTCCCCGACGTGCTGCGTCAGCGTAAGAAGATTTTTGCCGGAGGCGTGAAACTGATAAAGGATAAGACAATAGACAGATTTATACATCTTGAATTTCCGCCATTTAAAGAAGAATAACAATGAGACAACCCACACAATCATACACCGAGCTTCGCCGATATATGGAGAAATGGCAGTGGAATGACCCTCGCACGGGATGCCGGGTCACGGGTTTTAATCCGCCGCAGACAGCCAGGAACGTGCAGCGTATGCCGTTCTACATCAAGTTTCTCACCAAGACGGGACACATAGACATCGGTACATGCGTATGCCTCGCCGTAGACATCGACCGCCATCAGCGCAAGGTGCAGTTCGTCGAGAGTGGCGAGATAAGGGTTGTCAACGATATACTTGTGCTCGAAGTAGACGGCACGAGATTTATTACGCATTAATACATACAATTTGTTTTTTCTTTATTATTTGAAGGATTTTAAATTCATGGCTAAAAGGTTTAGTGAAACCAGATAAGTGTTAAAAGCACTTTTTGTTGAAGATTATTATTCGGCTTGTTCGTGAGAATATGCCGTATGCGTTTTTTTGTATAACTATTATGAGATTCTTCGGTCCGTGAGGATAGAGGAATTTCTTTAATTTCTTTAATTGAATTATAAACTTAAAACAATATATATATGTGGAATCCATTTAAAAGAAACAAGCAAAATAAGTTGCAAGAGTTGCGCGACTTATCTGCTATCTCGGCAATTCTCAATGAGTTTGAACGTCACGGGCTGATACATTGGCAGCGCCGAGATAAGATACTTGTCATTGAAGAATCTCTGGTAAAATTGAAATTAGCCGAAGGAAGAAGCGGCTTTTTGAAGTTTCTCAACCAGGTAGCCATGTGGCAGAACAATAACATCGTTCAAGAAGCCTACGAGGCTCACCGTCTGAAGGTGGAGACCGAAGCTGTGCGTAAGGCGCAGGCTCAGTTTGCCATGCTCACCAAGGGAGACCTTCAGCGTATTCGTCAGAACGCTCGTGAGCAGATGCCTATAATCCCACTTGAACAGCTCAAGTTTATCAAGGAATTTGACATCTTCGTTGTGCGAGCCGATGCTCCCTCTCTTCAAGATGCAACTAAAGAAGACGGTCATCTGCTTGCTCTCGGCCATTACGACGGAGAGAAGGTAGAAATGGCAATGTACGAGGACATTAAATATATATTATATGATAGATCTGAGTCTTGACCGCCACGACTTCGTTGCAGCCGTTGAAGGTTTCGCTCATGGCTCACACCTCCGTCAGCATGTGTGGCGTGAGATAGTGTTTCGTAACATACCGCAGATGACCAACGACGAAATGGACTTCTTCTGGTACATATTCCGTCGTAACCTTTGGGATGGTTACTTCCGTAAGCGCGACGGCAAGACAGTGTGTGAGTGTGGCAGCGAGGACTATCTACATGCGCTTGCAGCCCTGCATCGAGGCAATAGATATACCATCACATTCAAGTCACCCGAAACCAAAGGTATGGTGACAGTAACATGCTATCGCTTCAACGGCCGTTTCCGACCGCTTTATTTCCCCGGACATAAGAACAAGCGGATGGCATCATTCGAGGCGTATATCCCCGATGAATGGATTAAGGAAAAGCGACAGCATGTTGTCCCCGAAAACCGTAATGTGCAAGAGGGGAAAGAATCATGGTGGACAGATTTGATCGTGTATGAAAAGTTTCCATTAGAATGTAATTAAAAACTCTTGATGATGAAGAAAAACAACAAAAAAATAAAGCCTGATGCCGTGCAGCGTTTCAAGGACGCTTGCAACGACATTGCCGAAGCCGTGAACAAGCAGTTGTTCGATGGTTGTCGCACATGGTATTGGATAGGCGATGATGTTGGTGGTGCGTGCGACTTTGAGGAAGCGGACATTCTGAATCCCGAAGACATGGTGCGCATCATCGAGAACCGAACCTCCTACGACGAGTATGCCGAGTGGCGAGAGGCTAATCTCGACCATGCGCAGTATATCAATTTGAAGTCGTGGCTCATGGGAGCACGGCACGAAATGTTTAAAGAAGAATCAGATACTTTTGAATAATTCATCGGATAAAACAATTTGTTTCAAATTCATTGGCATTGTCCTTTGCGAAGGATATGGTTTGAAAGTATGGGTAGTCGTTGCGAAACGGCTGCCTTTTTGTTTTTATGTCAACGAAAAACACTAAAGACCCTAACACTTGTAATATGTTTTGTTCTTTTCGTTCTTTTGTGTCTTTCGTTGAAAGATCACCTTCCACTCGGCAGCACAAACCAACCGCCACCGCCCCGGAAGAACTTGCAACCTAAGTACAGAGTATCGAAGGCATCCGTAAAATCGGTACGTTGCTGTAAAGGCAGCGTGTCCTCGCTCTCAGGCTTCTTCTCCTGACTCTTGTCTTTGTGGAATCCCTTGTACGAAATCTGCACCTCGCACAGTTGCATGGCAATGATAAGGTCCGGGTTGTTCGGTTGGTTGATGCGGATGGCAGGGTAGGAGAGGTGGGCCAAGCCTTCATTTATAATCTTATGTTTGATGTCGTGCTTCTCCGGCACCCCCATGTCGATGCCTGTCACGCTCCATCCGTGTTTCTCCAGTTCGGCAATAACGGTCATGTAGAAACGCTCGTCGGTGGTGGCGTATGACGCGCCCTGCTTTGCTGTAGTATCATAGAAATATGTCACGTCGCGGTTGATGGCCCGCTTGGGAGCATAATAATCCGAAAAATCAGCTATCAGTTCACGCAGCTTGCGTTCGTTCTTCACATAGAAACTCTTGATGACGTTCAGACATTCCATGCCGTCACGCTCGTACATCTGGCCAACCACCAACGTATTGATGTTGGCATTGTAATCCAAGGCTATATATAAAGGAAGGGAATTAATACAGTCGGAGTCCATGCGTGAGTCGTTGCGCTCGCCCAACTCCTTAAAGTCGGGTTGATAGCTCTCGCTTGTGATGCGTTTGCCGTTGATGATTCCGCTTACTTTTTGTGTGCTAAAATTTGCCTGGCTAAGAACATCATCATCTGGTATATAACCGTGAACATGGTCGATGTCGAGGTTTGAGTAGAAACCGTCGTTCGTCTTCTGGATTTTCAAGTTGAGTATTGAAATCGCGAAGGTCATGGGCGGAAGATCACGCTTCATCTGCCTTATGTAACTCTCTGAGAGAACATCCACATTGTCGAGCGACGACGCACGACGCACACAGAAAGCCACACGGCGTAGCTCACGCAGATAACCGTCTGTGAACTTCTTCGACCGCAGGAACATCTGCATCTCGAAATCCTCTTCCGGTGTAATAAGATACTCGTAATCATAAACCAGTTCGGCATCGTCCTGGGGAATGAGTTTATAGTTGACAGCCATCTCAACCATGCCCTTTGTGATATGTTGGCCATGGTTGGGCATAATCTTGAACTGCCCTTCATGCTTCATCATCTTCAGAGCCACGGCACGGATCATCGTGCGCAACTCCTTCGGCACCACATGAACCGAGTGACTGGTCTTCTTGGCGTTATACAGCAGGTCGTTGTAGCGTATCACCTTGTTGGCATAATCTTCCAGCTGTTCTTGCACCCACCGATATGTCTTGCCTTTGAACGGACCTGCCTCAATTTGCATGTCCAGTTTCTCTTCCTCCTTCTCCAGCCACGAACCTTTGGCTGTGAGCGAAGCATCCGAGAGGAAGCGCGTACTTTTATACATCGGGTTGTAGTCGGAAAAGTTGATGTTGCCCAACGGGTGTGTCTGCCCCGAAAGAGCCGGCATCAACTCGTCGGTCACTTTCTTATAAGGAAAGAACCTCGCCTCGTCGCCCACCATTGCCGAGAACGTGTAAGAGTTGGCAGAGGCAGTCTGCGAGAGCGATATAAGAACCCATCCGGCACCATTGGCAAACCAAATGTAATTATCGTAGTTCTTAGGCTTGAAGATACTCTCTCGAGCATGTTTCGGCGGTCGTCCCCAACCAAAATGAATGCCCTGCGTAAAGCCAAACATACGCTCCATGGCCGCCATCGTACTCGGAATGGTCTTGCCGAAGCCCTGTTGGCGCGACACCGCCACCCATGCGCCGAGCATACCAGGCATGGAGTTTGATGCCGTCCAGACGTAAGGAGCCACAAGTCCGTCGGTCTTACCCACACGACGGGCAGCAATCACTCGCTCGTCTTTGGCTCCCATGTATAGCGACTGTTGCTGAAACTTAGTCAAGTAAATGTTATGTGCTTGCTGCATTGTTATCCTGGTTATTTATTTAAACCGCAGAAGACGCAGAAGGCGCAGAATTTTTCTTTAAGCAAGTATTTCTGTTTTTTCTGCGTTTTCTGTGGTTTGAAAATACTTATGGCTCATTGTTGTTCCGATGTCCGATGTGCCATTTGTTGCACGTCCTGCACCGATACACCGTATATCCCTGTGCTTTGAGCTTCGGATTCTCTTGCAAGAACTCCCAAGCATCATCCTCAGTCTCGTAGGCCTCCTTCGCCTTCCACGAGCGTTGCTTGCGTGTGTAATGCTCAGGGTCCGGCTTGAACGGCGGCACCTTGTTGAAGTATTTTTGCCGGGTGTTACTCATGTATTGTTTTTTGTGTTGTTTTGTGTTTTCTGCTGTTCTATTTCCCGTCAGTTAAACCATTTCACTGTTGTCTCGCCTTTATATCCTTTCTTCCACACGAACCAGGCGTAAGCCGCGGCGCTGCTGCCGTAAGCCTCGAAGTCGCCATTCATAGCGCATTTCAGTCGTGACGAACTTACCCAAACACGAATGGGTGGGGTAGAGCGGAAGAGAGCGCGTCGACCCTTGCCTTCGAGGAAAGTCAGCTTCAGGAACATTGCCACCTTCTTTCCTTCGGGGATGATGCTCAGAGCCTTCTCCACAAACTGCTGCGCGTATTTGTATGGCGGATTGGTGACGATGTTTCCGTCCCACGTCAAGTTGTCTATTGCGAGGAAGTCGGCTACCTCGCCATAACCTCTATCCACAAGGTCGCTGCTCACCACCTCATACCCTGCTGCCTCCAACACCCTACTCATGTGACCCTCGCCACACGAAGGTTCCCAGATCCTGCCCTCGAACCGCTCCAGCTTGCACAGCCATTCCGTCGCCTTCGGTTCTGTGGCGTAATAATCCTCACGCTGTCTATTTGCGTCCGTATGGTTGCTTGCGCCCAATGTCTTGAAGACAGCGGCCGAGCCGCCTACCCAGTCTTTTCTTTTTATGTTGTTATTCATGTTGTGCATTGTTTATTATTGTTTATAATGTCAAGTCAATGCCAAACTCTCTTTCCAAGAAATCCTTCCAGTCCGGTTTCCCGAACAGCGAAACGTTAGCCTTCTGCCAATCTTTTTCGCGAGGGAAGAACACATCACGCGCAAACCATTCGTACACGTTGTCGTAGCGTTGACGGACTTTTGCTTCGGGATGATTGTTCCAAAAGCGTTGCCCAGCACGCAGGTAGGCTCGTGCCATACGCGGATAATCCTTGAAGTAGAGGATGCGCTTGCGTTCTGTGGCGAGTGGGCAGCACATGCAGCCAAGACGCTTCGATACGTCAATTTGCCCCCCGATTGGTATAATAGACCGGAGCGAGCGTCAGATGACGGTCTTCTACGAAAGCCAACACGTCATCGTCATTCCAATCGAGAATAGGGTAGATGGCTTCCACATGGTTAGCCTCCGTCTTGCGACCATACCAACGACATTCCGTAGGCTCGTTGTATCGCTCGTTGCGCTTCGAGCTCTCCGACTTCCTTACGCCCATGATGCACTTGTCCATCACCTTGTATTCCTTCAGTTTCTCGCAGCAGAAACGCGAGAAGCGGTTAGGAAATCCCTTTTTGGCTACGAGTTGGAAGAACGACTCCTTCGGTCTGCGTATTTCGGCACTCATACGCTCCACATGAGCAATCGTACCGGGCGGGTCAATCGTAGTGTTGCGGTAGATGGCACGGTAGCGGATGCCAGCCTCCTTAGCCAGTTGCAGAATCACGTCTGAGTCTTTGCCACCCGAATACGCCACCTCTATCTCACCGTCATACCCATTCTGTACACCTTGCAGCAACCGGATGGCATGGTCAATCTTTTTCTGTAAATTCTCTGTTATCATATCGTTTGTATATTGCTTTTGTTTATGAAGTTTATGTTATGCCTATTACTTCGCTAAGGTTATACCTATCACCTTATATTCCGTACTCCTTCAAATACCCCTCACACTTGAAACCCTTTCTTGGCATGAAGTCCTTGAAGTCGGTGGTGCAGAATATCATTCGCTTGTTGCACCATCGGGCCATATCCTTCTGCCATTCGGGGATTGCGTGATTGGGATTTGTAGGGTCACGGTATGGTTGTGCGTAGGCGTACACGGCTCTGCCTTCATGGCTCATGCGAAAGCGTTGCAGTCGCTCCCACCAGTAGTGCAGACGGTGGTAACATTCTCGGGCGTCGTTCTTGCCGCCTATCATGGTGTAGAGAAAGTATTCGCCCCGGAATCCTGCCGCATTGATAAGTTGCATGGCTCGCTCACACTCTGCTATCTGTGCTGTGGTGTCGCAACCAAAGCGGATGCGGGAGTCTATCCATTTCACCTTGCCTAACAGTTCGGCATATTCCGGAGTGACAAGCCGTGCGTCCATCGCCTGATTGAAGTCTATATGCAGACCAAGGTCGATTATCTTCTGGAGCTGTTCCTTTGCATAGTCGCCCGCCGCAAGAATGTTGTTGTCCATCAGCACAATATGCGTGCGCCCCTCGATGGCAATTTCTTCTATATCCATGTAAGGACGTATGCGTCCCTCCTTTTTCGGAACGACACACCAGAAGCATTTGTTAGGGCACCCCTCGGTAAGTTTGCCTACGGCTTGATTTTTCGGTAGCCAAGGGTACATTGCGTAGAGAGGCTGGAGCTTGTCTATCTCGTCGGGCAGACGCTTATAGATGTCGTAGCCTGTGCCACCCTTCTCCAACAGGTCGTAGGAGAACTGCCGAAAGTCGATGTCGGGCGAAAAGTTAAAGACCTTACTGGCATACAGTATGTCGTAATGATGCCTGTTGAAAAGGTCGGTAGATTGAGCCCATTCCACTTTATCGCCCCGTATCGTGTGCCAACGGGCAATCTTGCCGAGAGCCACGTTAGGGTATATCGTAGCTCCCCATTTTTTTTGCCGTGTCGCCCATCCACGTCTATGAGTCCTATTTTCATCTCTATTCTTTATATTTTCGTTCATTCCGCATCATCCGTTGGTCCTGAATTATTTGTCAATATGCTTTCTTTCATGTACCCGTATCTAATCACATCCTCCTCATCCTTCTTTTCCATATACTCGAAGTAGTCCGGCTCTTCCGGCTTCTCCCCGCTCAGCAGTTCGTCGTCTTCTATCTCCTGCAGGTCTTTGGTCGTAAGACCATACTTGCGGGCCATGCGTAGCTTCTCCTCCTCGGTGTAGTTCACGCGGTCGCGCTTTACGATGCTCACGTCCTGAGTGATGGAAATGCGGCTCATGTCGGGCATCTCGTCCGTAGCGTCCTTCTCCTCATGGAAGTCTCCATACACATTAGCCAAGGCTTGCATACCCTTATCCACCGAATTTTCTTTGTTTTGCTGTTTGCCTGTGCGTATCAACCACTCGGCACCACTCAGATACATAGCCTTGTGGCGCGGACTCTCGTCAATTTGGAAGAAACGTATCAGATGGTTGCACACCAACACGTCGTTGTTGAGCTCCGTAACGGTACGCGGACAGATATTACCCTCGTCGTCGAGTGTAATCTTCAGCGCAAGCACATACTCCTGCGCCTCCTTGTTGCCCTGCGCTGCCTGGTTGAAGAACATCTCGTAGTCGCGTCGGGCAATGTTGCGGCACACCGTCCGTGGGTCGATGTCCTTGTTTTGCACCCATCGTTTGTAAAACTCTGAGCAGACCTGCATCCGGTAGCGTTGTTCCAGTTTTGGGAACGCCGTCTGCATACTCGTGCCATAGGAGAGCCACTTGTCGATGCGGGCCAATGTATTTTGCGTGATTCCTGACATAGTTTTGTGTTTTTTATATAGCCAAAGTTACAATATTCCCCGTCCCCCGTGCGGACATGAGTTTAAGTGAAGAGTGAAAAGTGAAGAGTGAAAAATCCAATAGTTAAGAGAACACATGGATTCTTCACTCTTCGTTCTTCACTCTTCGTTTTTTACTCTTCCCTTAAACTCATGTCCGCATTGCGTAGCAGCTTATCAGTAACTTTGTTGTATAAAATTCAGGACAACAACACAAAACACAACACAAAAACATGAACAATCCATTCTACGTTTCGCGAGCCATTGCCGCAGTGCTCGGCTTGCTGTGGGTTCACATCGAACCCTCTATCAATTTTATCACCGTGTGCTTCTTCGCCCTCATCATCGACTGCTATACGGCATGGCGATGCAACCGACGTATTTACCAGAAATACCGCGAGGAGATAAAGCGCAACCCGAAGTGTAAGATGGACGGTAAGCTGCGCTCCAAGAAGATGGCAAAGATGGTATGGACCTTCTCGGTCTTAATCATGTGCATCTGCCTCGCTTCGTATCTCGACCGCAATATTCTCGGCTACATGAACACTCACCTCGCCAACCAGCTCACGGCCATGTACTGCCTGGTGCAGTTCGTCTCTATTCTCGAAAACGAGAGCACCTGCAACGGAGCGGCTTGGGCAAGAGTGCTGCAAAAGATTGTGGCAGACAAGACCGAGCGACACTTCAATGTGAAGCTGAAAGAGCTGATGAAGGATAAGGAGGAGAAGGAAGCTTCGGAGGAAACAGCGAAAGAGTAATTTTGAGAACCAACAGAAAACACAGAATAAACAGAAATTCTATGCTTGAATATTCTTTTCTGTTCATTCTGTGCCTTCTGTTGGCTAAACTTCTTTACGAACATTTTGTAGTTCTTTAATCAGCAGTAAAATGACAATAAGCAATATTCTTGAGCATTGGGCGAGTATCTACAAGCCCCTATCTCACCGTCCCGAAAGCGAACGCCTCGAAGACCAGAGCTTTTTTCGCATCCGCTACATCGACCTTGAGAACATTTTTTCCCGTAACGCCAACATCGTTCACTCACCGTGTATGCTATACAGCGTACTGACCACTGGCGAACTTGTTGACGCAAAGAAGGCATCTGTCTCTCACCAGGTGTGGTTTCTCGCCAAGGTAAAAGACACGCCGCAGACCCTTGGCCGTTACGACGGCAACAAGATAGAACGCACGGCCAACGACCTCACCGACTACTGCAAGGACCTCATAGCATGGCTTATCGAGGTAAAGCGCACAGGCCGATGTCCCCACACAAAGCGCAGTTTTGCCGATGATGCCGTAGTGATGGCAGAGCTGCAAAGCATCGACACCAGCAGCATCTCCTTCGGCATGGTGGGCGACATCTACGCCGGACAATGGCTCGTGGTGGGCATGGACTGGAAGAGCCTGCAACCGCTCTACAATTTTGCGTGTGGCAGCAACGGAAAGTATATCGTGCCGAAAGAGGACTTAAAAGGATAGGAGGGTAGGGCATGGCACGTTTCATTTCTCCCGTACAAAAACCTTTTGCGCCTCTGTCGCGGGTAGCTCCGCTGTATCTCGACCAGACTCTTATGGACCTTGAGAAGAATATGCAAGCACAGCGTATTTATCCAACTGAGGTATATCGAGGCTATGAGGAGATTAACCAATACCGCAAGGAACATGGTATGTGGTGGTCTACCGGAGAGGGTGCAAAGTCGTTTGAAGGACACATCTATCAAGCCGACGACCAAAAAGGATTGCTCACGGTAGGTATTCGCTATAACGACTATTTGCGATATGTTGACCTTGGTGTAGGCTTGACGGGCAAAATTCATGTTCATGCGGAAGACGTAGACCGAGCACGTCCGGCAAAGAACGCCAAACGATACATTCGTGGCAAGTGGGACCGCAAACAAGGCAAATCACACCGTCCTGCCATCATGCGAACCATACGCAGATTGCGCGACCGCTATCGCAATTATCTTGCTGACTTCTACGGTTATCAAGGTGGCATTGAAATCATCTATGCACTGGAAGGACTTGGCGAATACGCTAAATCTACATTCTAACGTTAATTCAACACAAACTATTATGGCAAATTTAAAGACCGAAATAATCCTCTCTATGAATGGCAAGGCGGCTATCCAGGTGCTTGAAGCTCTGCGTGATAAAGCCAAGGCCGTAAGAGAGGAAATAGACAATCTTGATAAGAACGCTCCCGACTTTAAGGAGCAGAAAGCCGGACTGGAGAAAGTGTATGATGCCTTGCAGTCGGCACACGAGAATGTTATTAAGGACACGGAACGACTGGACCATGCCCTTCAAAATCTTACGTCTACCTCACTTCAGAATCTTCGCAAGGCTTTGGGCGACGGTCGCCGTCAGTTGCAGAAACTGTCGGAAGACGAACTGGAGCAAGCCGAGGAAGTAAGAAAGAAGATGAAGCAGGTGGGCGACGAAATCCGTCTTATTGAAGGTCAGTATGTCAAGATAGCCGACGGACTGAAGAACGTTGCCAACCAGTCAGACCAATGGCTCGACAAGGCCATCAAGCAACAGCGCGACCTTGTAGGCTCGCTGCAAAAGTCGGATGCCGAGTATCAGAAGAATTATTCCATCTTGAAACAGCTCGAAACCGAGGAGGATAGACGTAGGGGCAAGATGAGTAAACAAGAAGCAATGACTACCGTTTCTAATAAGTATGCCAATGCTTCAGAGTTGCGTCGAGCTAAGACCACTATTACTGAGGTACGTGATAAGACCGACTCTCATAAGGTGGGCGAAATAGAGCAATACAATAAGGCATTGCAGGATATAGATAAGCGTCTTAATACAATTTCGGGACAGTTTGTTGACATTCAGAAGGGTATAGGCAATGTTTCCAGCCAGTCAGACCAATGGCTCGACAAGGCTATCAAGCAACAGCGCGACCTTGTAGGCTCGCTGCAAAAGTCGGATGCCGAGTATCAGAAGAATCTTGCTACATTGAAGCAACTTGAAGCCGAGGAGGACAGACGCAAAGGCAAGATGAACGTGGCAGAGGCACGTCAAACGGTAAGTGATGACAATGCCTCTGCTTCGGATTTGCGTCGTGCAAAAGCAACACTTACGGAAGCTCGTGACAAGACAGCCATCGGCAAGACTGGAGAGATCGATTCCTACAACCGTGACCTTCAAGAGATAGAGAAGCGACTGGAGGCTGTGTCGGGTAAGGCTCAGAAAACATCAATGAGCTGGAAGCAGATGAAGCAGGTGTTGGCTGAACCTAACAAGGCTTCGGGCGAAGACATCAAGCGCACGATGGAAGTGATACAGCAGAAGATACAACAACTCCCTGCTGGTAGCAAGTATGTGTCCGACCTCCGTCGCCAATACTCCATGCTCGAACAGACCCTCAAGGGTACCCGTATGTCGCAGAGTGCCCTCAACGACATTCTCGCCCGTAGCAAGCAGGGCAAGGCTTCTCTCGACGAACTGCGCCGTGCCTACAAACAGCTTGAAGAGGAACTGAACCAAATCAACACCAAGAGCAAGGAATTTGCCGACAAGCAGAAGTCGATGAAAGAACTGAAGAAGAACATCGACGAGGCGACAGGCGCGGTTAACAAACATGGTAGTGCATGGAGTACGGCAGCGAAAAATCTTGTTGCCTACGTAGGTCTGTTTGGTGCATTCAACATGATTAAACAGAAGATAACTGATGTTATTAATCTTAATTTCAAGTATTCCGATTCCTTGGCCAACGTCCGCAAGGTAACCAACTGGTCCATGAAAGACGTAGAAGAGTTGTCTAACAAGCTCTCGAAGATGGATACCCGAACCAGCCTTGAAGGACTAACCCAGCTTGCCTATGTCGGTTCCCGTATGGGCATGGGAAAGTATGGCGTCCAAGGTTTGGCGGAATTTGCACAGGCAAGTGACCGTGTAAATGTAGCACTGAAAGAGGATCTCGGTGACGACGCGATGCTGACTCTCTCCAAATTCGTAGAAACGATGGGTGAGGTGGAGAAACATGGCGGCAATATCAGCGAGGCTTTTGACTCAGTTTCAAGTTCTATCTTCAAACTGGCTTCTACATCTACTGCTAATGGTGGCAATATTCTGGAGTTTGCCAAGCGACTGACCGGTCTTTCTAAGTCTGCGCATATCACGAGTGACCAGCTTTTAGGTCTTGCTTCTGCCAGCGACTCTTTGATGTTGATGCCGGAAGTAGCATCTACCGCATTCGGAAAATTGATTACCAGCCTGTGGACCAACTATCACGATATAGAGAAAATGCTGGGTATGCAGGAAGACTCCCTGAAGGATATGATGAGCAAGGGTCAGACGATGCAAGCCTTGGTGAAGGTTCTCGAAAACGTAAGCGACAAGAACCTGAGTTCTATGGATGAGTACTTCAAGGAGTTTGGTTCAGATGGTCAGCGACTGAAGAGTGTAGTAGTAACTATGGCTCAGAATATCGGCGTACTGAAAAGTCATTTGAAGGAATCCAGTGAAGCGTATCGTGAGGGTACTGCCGTTACCAAGGAGTATGAAATTCAGCAGCAAACGGCACAGGCTATTCTCGAACGTGCTAACAACATGTGGGAAAAGGCTTTTGTCAATCCGGATGGCATCGATGCCGTTAAGGAAATGGCGAAGGTATGGTATAATTTCTCGAAGGAATTGACACAATCCAAGTCATTTTTAACGTCCGTGCAGATACTTTTTTGGGAATTAAAAAAGTCTGTCGAGGCACTGCTATTTGTATTGCCTGGATTGCTGGCATACCTGGGAACACGAGGTTTGGTAATGGCGTTTACCAAGTTGATTCCTTTAATGATAGGTATTAAAGGTTCCAGTATTGTTGGCTTTTTCACATTGCTTACGCAGGCAATAATGGGTAGTCATATTGCAACGCTTCGCCTTATCGTCTCCTGGAAGCAGTTGAGTCTCGCTATGAAAACCAATATTATTGGATTGGTTATATCTGTAGTAACATCATTAGGTGTCGCAATTTATGATTTAGTCAAGAAGACGAATGAAGCTTCTTCTTCCGTTCAGAAGTTTAATAGTTCGTTTAAGGGTGTAAGAGAGGCAGCTAACCATGCGGTCGCAGAACTCGATGCTTATTATGGAGCTATCAAACGAGCCAAGAAAGGTTCTAACGAATACCAGGCGGCCATGAAGACTTATGTTGATAAATTCGGCATGTACTTCAAGAAGCTCAAAGATGAAAATGGTATGGTGCAGAATCTTGCAGAATCCTATCGTCAGGCAGCGAAAGCTATCCGTGGCAAGATATACCTCCAGATGCAGGAAGATGATATTCAAAAGCATTACAAGCCTCGTATCGGTTGGAGTCTGGATAAACTTGATGCTTACGGGAAGGTAGCACCAAAGGGCTTCGGTACTGATGTTTTGAGGGGATATGAAGAGGATAATCGTAACAAGAATATGGGTACGATTATCGCAGACCTTGCACGAAGATTTGGCTCCAAAAATGTTGCAAGGGTTTTAGCTTCGGAAAAAGAGGGCAGAAGTTCAGCGCAGGTAAGGAAGGTTTATAAAGATACTCTTGGTGATGGTACGGTACATCAGTACGTAAAATACGAGGATTTGCCTATCGCAGACCAGCGCCTTTTCAGTGCGCTTCGCTATATCCGTCAGGCTCGTTCTGCTAATAATGTCTTCGCTGGCATCAAAAATAAGTTTGCTGGTGTTCAGGATGAGATCAGTGATTATCTGAAGGCTATAGATGCTGCCGCAAATGAAGACCTTGGTGGAGGTGGTGGCGGCAAAGGCGGCTCCGGTGGCAAAAATACCCCGAAAACCGATAATGCAGCCAAACAGGAGGAACAGAAGGCAAAGACTCGCGCCAATGCGCTTATCGCCGACATCAAGGCTTTCTACGAAGAGCAGATGCGCAAATACCTGGAATGGGTGGCTCAGATGAACGCCGATGGGGAGAAGGTAAGCGAGGGCCAGCAAAAAGAGCAGATGGACTATCTTCAGTCGCAAATGGATAAAGCCTTTGGTACTGCCCGTCAGTCCATTGTCACTCTTGATGATGGCTGGCAGAAGTTCTATCAGCACATGGACGAGGATGTGATGGTTTACGATGAGAAAACTTCTAAGCAACTGCTTGATTCGATTGGCAAGGCGGATGTTGGTGAGCTTCATAAGTTGTTCGCCAAACTGTCCGGCGACCTCTCTCGCGAAAACAATAAGACTCTCGCAGAAAACCTCGGTGCATTGCTCGATCAGATCTTTGCCAATGGATCTAAGGAATTGCGTGAGGCAGCAGAGAAGTTGCTTGCCCGTCAGCGCGAGATTCAGAAGATTTTGAATGAGCACGACTACACAGGTGCTGTTGACCGCAACACTCGTAGCAATTTCGACCGCTTAGGTTTCCTACAGCCAGCCGAGGATATTCGTGCTGACTCTCCCGAAGGCCTTGAAAAGATGAATACTGCTTTTGATAAGCTGACCTCCAAAGCACGCGAGTCTATTACCGTACTGTATAGTCTCAATCCGGAAAGCGAGGAATTTCAGAATCAGTTCCTCCAGTTCCTGTCTGTAGCCAATGAGGGCTTCGATTTTTCAAAACTCTCGGCGCAAAATCTCAAGGCTCTTTATCTCGAACTGATAAAGTACAACGACGAATACGAGTCGGCAAACAAAAAAGGCGACGACGAGCGCAAGAAACTGAATGATTACGGATGGTCGAAAGATGCTACCCAGAAACAGATGCAGACCACGATTGATTATCAAGAGAAACAGAACAAGGAAACCTCACGTCAGTATTCTTTTGGTGCAAAAGGCGACACCATTACCCCTTGGGGACAGACTGAGGCTACCGACCCAGAGTTGGCTCTACTCAAACTAAAATACGACTTAGCTAAGGAGTATTATAAGTATGTCGAGAATCATAAAGGTTCTGACGAGCAGAAGTTGGATGCAGCAAAAAAGATTGCCGCTGCCCACGATGCCATTATGGACTCTGTGGTCGCAAAAGCAAAAGCCACTGCCGAAGCACAGATGAAATGGTATAAGCCTATTGAACAATACGGCTCGGCTCTGGGCGAGGCGTTGACCGATGAAAGTAAGTCGGTAAAGGATGCTACCAAGAGCATGATAAACTCGTTCATTGACCTTACTGGCGAATACGTGCAGCAAAAACTCACCCAATGGGTGATGACGAAGCTCTACAACTCGCTCATGGCAGAGTCGGAGCAAGAGTTGGTTATAGCCAAGCAGGTTGCCGCCACCGAGAACGCTACAACCGCTGTTACCGAAGCTGGTGTTGAGGTGGCTGCTGGTACAGCAGCAGGTGCCGCCAAAACTATTGGCACGCTTGGGTGGTGGGGTATTCCTCTCATAGCTGTAATAGGCGCTGTGCTTGGCGGTTTGTTGTCGCTCGCAAAGGGTGCTCTGAGCAATGCTTTCGGTAGTAATAAGAACAACATCAAGCGCAACTTCAAGGTTACATCCGGTATGCTTACCTACGATTCCGGCAACGTGCAAGACCTCCGTCCGTTCGTCGGTAATAATGGTAGTCTTTATTGGGCAACCGAGGATAACAAGCCGCATAACGGTGTGTCGCTCCTTACGCATCCAACCGCCACCACCATCAACGGCCATCCCTCCCTGGTAGCCGAGAACGGTCCCGAGTTGGTAATTGGACGTGAGACAACCCAGGCAATGATGATGAACAATCCGCAACTGCTGAAGGCTCTCGTAAATTATGACCGCAACTATTCCGGTCGCCGCGCCTACGACGCTGGCAATATAGCCGAAACAAGCCCCACAGTAGCCGCAGGAGCTTCCGTAAGCGACGAAATGGTGTCTTACCAAGCAAGCACCAATGTCGCCCTTCTGCAAGCCGTAAACACGCTCTTGCAGCGCCTGGAGCAACCTATCGAGGCCAAAATAGATATGTATGGCCGTGGTAAACTCTACGACAGCATGACAAAGGCTAATCAGTTTATGAAGAACAAATAGCCTTCCGCAAGCAGCAAAGCATTTCCTTGCGCTACACTTTTCGCAAGCGGCAAAGCATTTATCTTGCGCTATCTTTCGCAATTAGCGAAGCATTTATCAGGTCGTCGCGCCGTTAGGCGAGGCGGCCTTTTCTTTTGCACTTCACTCGCATTTCTTCCACTTTCTTTCTTGTTCAAGAATAAACTTTTGTCCCCAAAAGTCCAAAACAGCGAATTTCCGTAACTACCTAATAATCATGGACTTTATCTAAAGTCTACTCATTAAAAGTCCAAAAATCTACTAATTAAGGCTACTACCTTATATAAATTTCGCCAATTTCCTTTCTTCCCTATTTTCAAAACTCCCCAACCCTAACAATATAGTTAGTAGCATTAACGCCTATGGCGTAAATAGTTGACTTTTAATAGGTTATAGGATAGGAAAAAAGGCAGACAGCGGACGAAAAACGCTCTAAAAAGCCTTATTTATACTATTCTTTATATATTTTTTGTCTTTTGCGCTCGTATAGGTATATAAAAAATTACCCCATTTTTAAACTTTTAATAGATAAGTATCGGAAAATCAGAAAGTTAAATCACTTTTTGAAAAATTCATTGGGCGGTCACGAGGTGGATTTTGGGTGGACAGCAGAAGCGTTTTTTAAAATTACGAACTTTTCATTTTTCGACATTTTCTGAAAAAATGGACTCGAAAACTAAAAACTGGACTTTTGAAGTCTCAAAGTTCAGAAATGGATTTCGTTGTTGAAACATTCAAACAATAGACAGTATTTATTGATATTAAATAAAAGTTAATAACAATAGTAAGAATTGGTTAAATCAAATATAATTATTAAATTTGCAACGGTTTTATCAATCATATAATAATATGTTCGACGAGATTTGCTCAGTTTATAAAGAGTCTACCGATGCAGAAGGACGTTTCGTTGATCGTGAAACGGGCGAGTGCATTCAGCAGATGTCTATCCGCGAGTTTTGCTTGACGGACAGATGGAAGCCGTATGTGCAGCGGCTGCGTGCCATGCGTCAGGAATTTGGCAGTATGGCAAAGAAGATGCCTGAGTACATCAAGACAAAGAAAATGTTGCCAGGTGCAACTCTTAGCGGACTGTTTGCTCTCTATGAAGACGACAGTCTTACCCATCCTGGGGAGCGTGTCATGGTTAGCCGACGCGAGAGCCATCTGAAGCAACATACTGGCTGGCTCGCTATCGACATCGACTTGGCAGACAATACCCAGCTGAGCAACTTCGACAACATCCGCATGGTTTGTCAGTTCCGACCAGAAATAGGTCTGCTCATGCGGTCATGCTCGGGTAGCGGATATTTTGGCTTGGTGCGCTTGGCTTATCCCGACCGACATAAGGCGCAGTTCAAAGCTCTTTTGCAAGAATACGCCGCAATGGGCATTACGCTCGACAAGGCTTGCAGCAATATAGGTCGTGTGCGCTTTGCGTCATGGGATGATCCTGAACATATCTATATAAACGAGCGGGTGGTGCCGTATCGAGGATTGGCTGAGTATATGCCTCAGATCACGCCGCAAGCATTCAGACAATTGTATCGCTCTGAAGGTGGGGTTACTTACAATGATGAAGGTGGAGCGCAGTTTTGGGAACAACAGCGAGTGCAAGACCGCTTGATAGAGGTTATTGTGCTGGAGTTGGTAGCCAATCATAAAAATATCACCGAGAGTTATGAGGAGTGGACCAAGGTAGGTTGGGCATTGCGCTCGCATCCCTACGGTCTTGATTTGTTTCATCAACTCTCACGATGTAGTCAGAAATATAACGAAGGTCAGACAAACGTGAAATGGACCCAGTTAGGCAGTAGTAAGACCGTGACGTATAACTACCTAATTCATGCCTGCAAAACAGAGCTTGGAATGGAAACATATAGGCATATTTGCAGGCGAGTTTGGAGTGAGTTGAAAGGCTAAAACACCTTCACTGCGTATTCACTTCATATTCACTTGTTATTCACTGATTTTTTAATGTCAAAAATCCAATAAAAACGATATATATGAATAAAGTATTTTTTGCAAAAGAAGGCTTGACATCCACATCTGCAAATCATGTTGCAAACATGGCCAAGGAGTATGCGCAGCGAATATCGGCACAGGCTGACACCTTGCGTCTTTATAGCAAGAGCGCACGTCTGCTTGGCTATGCACAGCCATCGATTGTGGAAGCTCCTCTTGATACTCTTGATGCTATTCCCGATGTTATACGTCGTGTAGTTCAGTGTAATGCCCTTATCGGTTGGCTGCGTGAGGCTTATCAACGAACGCGAGAAAGGTTTGAAGGCCGTGCAAGACTGCAACTTCATGGTGTGGGCTGACGAACACAATATTACTCTTCCTGAAAAGCCAGTGGTTCCTGATCCGGTCTCCGATATTGATAAGGTGGGCAATGATATTTTGAATGTAAAGGATCGCAACCGCTATATTGAGTTGAAAACCAAGATGGCGGTATATGGTAAGTATATTCATCCCGACGGGCTATTGCCTCTGGCATTAAAGAGAGTGTCATACCGTCTGGCTAATCCTACAGAGATAGAGGGAGAAGGCCGTGATATGGTTGTGTTCTCTTATAATGTTGAACCTAATACCATTGACCGACTGAATACAATCTTCTTCCAGCTTCAGGGCGAATATCGGGCATTGCAAGCTGAGTTTAATGGCATTGAGCATCGTTTCCGCATGGAAGCCGAAAAAGAGTACAGCAAGCGATTGGCTGAATACAAGAAAAAATATGCAGAGTATCAAGAAAAGATAAATATTTTCGATACTGAAATGTCGAGATTACAGACAATGTTCGTTGAGTGGCAACAGCAGGAAATTAAAGAGATAACTTCTCTACGCATTATCATCCCTAACGATCTCCAGGGAATATATGCGGAGGTCAACGGTTTGTAAAACATAAAATAATAAATAATACGAGGTGGGTAAGGTCAGACTGAAGGTCTTGCACCGTGAAACTGACTCTCACACGGATAGCATACGGAGTTCTCTTTAGTGAATCATGCGTTTTTCCGAAACGTGTCTCACGAGGTCATAGGTTCGAATCCTATCTTTTCTTTCAAGAGAAATGTAGCTCAACTGGATAGAGAAAGTATTGCGCAAAAAATCACTCCGCAGTCAACATCTTCTATTTCGCTATCACTATCACTCGACTGCGGTGGCTATCACTATCGCCATCATTATCACAGAAGTGCCGTATGAAGAATGTGGCTCACCTCGTTTTCTATATTCTATGAAACTAATAACAATTATTGGTCCGAGTGGTGCAGGAAAGGACACTGTGGCTCGGATGCTGTCTGATTTGGGCGGCTATAAAGTGATATGTTCTTACACTACCCGTCCGAAGCGTGAAGGCGAGATTGAAGGTGTGGCACATCACTTTGTGGAGAAGTGTGATGTGTCGCACGACAAGATGCTGGCTTATACGCAATATGGAGGTTACGAGTATTGGGCCACCATAGAGCAAGTGGGCGACAAGGCTATTTACGTTATCGACGAAGACGGATTGAAGTCTCTCTGCAAGAAGCTCCCCGATATAGAGCTGTTCAAGATTTGCGTATCGGCAAAAGAACGCACACGTCTTCGCCGAGGCGTTACTCCTGAACGCATGGCACGCGACAAACAGCGCAAACTCCTGCCATTGACGTTCTACGATGCAGTAATCTTCAATAACGACTCACTCAGTGATCTGTTCGACGAAGTACAGCGTGTTAGATATATGATTGAATAATGATTGCGGCAATTAAAATGCACTATCTGTTAAATAATAAACTAAGATTCGTAAGCAATGAAATTTATAAGCAGTTCAGTAGAATGGTGGCAGCAGACCTCTCTTGCACAACATATAGCAAGAGTGGGCAGAATATGCTACAAGGCTAAGGGCAAGCAGCCCGAAGAAGGAATGACTGAAGAGGAAGTGGAAGCGTTCATTCAGAAGCGCGACGAAGAACGCTGTAAAGGCTTCTGGGAAAGCGGACATCGCTCGATGTATCGCCACGGCACCGTCTACTTTTTCATGCCTAATGAAAAGGGCCTTCCTAACTACATCTGGGCGTATCTGAATGCTTCGCCTTACATCGACTATGCCACAAAGAATCACAAAGTATGGATTAGCACAAATATGCAGTTCATGCTTGAGAACAAGAACCTGATGGACGCACTTAGTCCGTATGGTGTAAGCGAAGGCGAGTTTATCGAGAAGGCTCAGAAGTATGAGTGTGAGGAAGCATTTTCCATTATCCGCATGACGCTGGTAGTCACAACGCAACGCATACAAGGAGAGTCGTATAATCGAAAATCGCCAAATTGTATAGCCGAACAAAGTACACGTTATGTAAACCTTTCACGGAAAGGTGGTGTGCAAATTTGTCGCCCACATTGGGAGGAACAAGCTAAGTGGTATCAACTTTGGGCTTCTCATTTTGGCTATTGGGTGGCAGAGAAGGTTTATAAGTTCTTGATATTTACAGGTCTAAAACCTGAAGATGCAAGGGGCAACCTAACTTTTAATACCTATACCATTTGTGGTTATACATACACTCTTAGTGAGTGGAAGCATATTTTGGATATGCGCTTACGCAATAAAACTGGAATCGCACATCCTGACGCTTCTATCGTAGCAAAACAGATCAGTAGAATCATTAATGAGAGAATGCAGCAGTATATTCCGAGTTTTGAAATTTAATTAACAATTCAAACAATATATATCATGGCAAATTTAACATTAAACGAATACCAGGACAAGGCAATGAGTACTTGTATGCCTGAGAGTGACAATCTCTTCTATATGCTTGCCAATCTCGTAGGCGAGGTTGGCGAGTTTGCAAGCAAAGCCGGCAAGCACATGCGTAAGGGCAAGCTGCATATAACCACAACACAACGCGACGAGGAAGGCAAGATCCTGCATACGCAGGTGTGGAACGTATCTGACGAGGAACTTCATCTTATGCTTTCTGAAATCGGCGACATTCTCTGGCAGACTGCCGGACTGGCAAAAGTGATGGGCGTTACGCTCGAAGAAGTGGCTGAAGAAAACCTTGCAAAACTTGCCTCTCGCAAGCAGCGAAATGTCATTGCCGGCGATGGTGACGAGCGTTAGTATTTTATCCCGATAATGTACCTTATGATAAATAGGAGAAATTATGAGTAGAAAACCGCTTCCCGACCGAGAGGATTTTGTGCGCCAGCAACCTACAATTTATCAATTCGATTTCAGGGATGTTCCTATAGAAAAATATGCAAAGTCGCTTTATGCTCTATTCCACAATCCCGACTACGTTGATGCTGTAGGAAAGCGCAATCGCCTTGTTGCAACAGGCGATCGTATGCGTGTAGGTACAAGCGAAATGAATAATCTGTTTCGAGTTATTCAGCAACACGACCGTCGATTGGCTGACATTATGTATGCCTCTATGGTGCAAGTCAATTTGCACTCTGAGGTTAGCTATGATACCATGACGTTCTCTACTTTGCTGAAGTATAGTGTTGATTATTCGCAGCCAGGAATGAAGGAGAAGGTAGACTTACTTGCCGCTCGGCTCGACCGTCTGACGTTCCTTGCCGAATGTCTTGACCGTATTGCCACTGACATTCGTGGAGATATGCTTGATATTTTTAAGGGTAATATTGAGTTCAATCAGTTTGATTCCGTTACTCATGTTCTCCATCAGCTTAGAGGCTATTTCCGTTCGGCATTACCCAACGATATGGATTCTCCTGAAGGGGAATTGTTCTATGAATATGCTGACTCGATTTATAATTATATTGATAAGCGCTTGAAGACCTATACTGCAAAGTATCGCAAGATGCACCCTGTTTCGCCCAAATACACTGAAGAAGACCTCATAGAAGGTCTTAATCAGTTCTTCGGTCGTAATGATAAGTTCGACAAAAGTTTTGTCGGTCACACTAAAACTGGTGGCTGCTACATTGATGTTGCACAATTATGTCTCCGTCTCGATAGCAACGAAATAAAGAAGATTGAGAAGGTGACTTGCAAAATCAAGTCGAACAATATTTCCGATGCCGCATTGTGCTATAGCTTCAATGCCACTGATTTAATCATGAGCCAATATAAACGGCCCGAACAAAAGCAATAACTATGCCTAACATTTACCTTCGCCTACCTACGAGTCGTTGCCAGTTCTTCCGCAATCGCGACCCGAAGCACACGCTTGCCAAGGACGAGCCGTTGGTGTTTAGCCCCTACATGCCTCACCACTTTGTCTTGCGCAAGCATATAACCAATATCCCTGCTGTAACGCAAAAAGTTAATTCACAATGTTTCTCACACCAGCAGTGGCGCAACATGATGCAGGGCAAACACCCCAATGGTGGTGAAGTTGTTACAAAGCGCGATCCGCATGAATACTTGTCTTTTGGCGAGGTTCAGCGTTTTAGTGGAAGTCAAGATTACGCTAAGAGTGACAATGAAGACTATTTGGGCATAAAGTTGCCTTCGGAGGTAGAGGTGATTGACGTAGTTCGTCAGGTTACGCCGGTATGGAATCTTAGTACGCGCGGCATCCGTCAGTTGCTTCTCATGCTGAACGATGATTTTAAGCGCAGTGTTGTAGAATGGGCTTTAGCTACATTTGACTATTGCACATCCGATAAGCGTATCATTTTCCGTCGTCAAACAGCTATGCTTGAGCGTTTTTTGATGCGTTACGGCATAGACCAGAACGAGAGCGAAAAAGACGCCTTGCGTCGCATCATCAGCCGATGGCTAACTTCGAATCATAGCAATTTCAAAGCTTATTCATGTGCGGATATGCAGTATATAGATGATAGTGAAAAGCGTTATTGCGTAGACGATATATTGTTTGACGATTAGAATAACGTGAACAAGAGTTAAATCAAAGTTTAAAACAAGTTAAAAAACAACCGTTTTAGGTGTACAAAAATGCAACTACCCGATGAATGTAAAGAATTATTCCTCGAAGGCATTACCGATGTAATGTTTTACCCGAAGGAAGATTGTGTAATCCCCGTGCCGTTCAATATGGCACAAGTGTTATATATTAATAATTGTAGTCTGCCCGCCGAGCCAACTTTACGCTTGGCTACGAGTGGCGAAAACTACGTTATTGTAGAGAATCTTAAAGTGAAGATGACATTCGCTAAACAGGGCAATGGCACTATATATACATATAATATTAGTGCTAATGTGGCAAATGGAGGCGAAAATGTGGCTGAAGCGTACCGAAATATGCGTGATAAGGAGTATCTTGTGGTATTGCGCAAGATGGACGGTTCGTTGCTGTTGTGCTATACCTTACCCCATACATTCGGTATTGGTGGCACCACGGACCACAGTCAGACTGAGTTGGCACGAACCGTCACAGCCACCACTCAAGCCCTGTCGGAGCCTATACCCATCACGCTTCGAGAGTAAAGCTATGCAACCATTTTTCTGATACATTATATTATACTGTTTAGAGCCGCTATTCGTGAGAATGGCGGCTTTTTTTGTCCTAATGTTAAAAACCACGGTCTTTAATTTTGCATAAGGATAACACAGCGGAGTAGTAGCAGATGGTAGCTCACTTGGCTCATAACCAAGAGGTCGAGGGTTCGAGTCCCTTCTCCGCCACATAGTCAGTCGGTAAAAAGATTGATTTTTCAGGATAACAACAACTAAACACATTTATTTTTAATGAAAGGCTTATTTGAAATACTAACCGAGAAGAAGTGGATGGTCAGTCCCGACTTCGTGCATGGTATTCGCAAGTCGCTTGAGCACAACCTAAACACTCATGCGGCTTTCAGCAAGCCGGAGAAGAATTGCGGATATGTCACAGCAAAAGATGCCGAGGGCAATACCTACTATCCAGAGGAATATCAGATCTCAGAGGACGGCAAGCAGGTGAGAGGCAACTGGTGTCTGGGCCTCCCTGCTGATGACGAGGATGCGCAGACGTTTCCTTTCGTTTCGGTTCTTACTGTTGACGGCCCTATCACTCGCAACGGCGGCTATTGTTCGTATGGTTCAATAGACCATCGCGACATGATGATGCGAGCAGCCGATCATCCTCTTTGTCGCGGTCACGTTTTCATCATCAACACTCCTGGCGGTTCTGCTTGGGCAAAGAACGATTATGCTCTTGCTATCGACTATGCCCACTCAAAGGGTCAGAAGGTTATAGCCTTGGTTGATGGTCTTTGCGCTTCGGCTGGTATGTACCTCGCTTCGCTTTGCGACGAACGCTATTACATGAATCCAAAAGACCAGGTTGGTTGCATCGGTGTAATGGCAGCGTTCTATACTCTTGCTGATGGCACAGTAGACCAATTTACCGATGAAACTTATCACGAGCTTTATGATCCTAAGTCGTTTGACAAAAACAAGGCTTATCGCGACCTCGCTAATAAGGATGATGACAAGGAACTTATCAAGGAACTTGCTGATCTTGGTGTTGAGTTCCGTGCCGACGTAAAGAAAGCTTGCCCTAATGCTACCGACAAACATCTGCATGGCAAGGTGTTTAATGCCGAGGACGTGAAGGGCATTCTGATGGATGGTCAGTCATCATTTATGGGAGTGGTGCAACATGCCTTTGAACTTTATGATGGTAGAGCCGAACTTATCAACCGTGAACAGACGGTTGAGCCACAGAACGAGCCGGAGAATGAGCCAGAGCCAGAGAAACCGGAAGCAACTAACACAAACACTAATATAAATATGGAGAAATATCCTCTTATTTGCAAAGCTTGTGGATTGCAGGCTGGTGAGATTGCCGTTACTGAGGAGGGCGCGTATATGAACGCCTCGCTTCTTGACTCTCTCGAAGCCCACATGAAGGAAGCTGAGCAGAAGGTGACTGATGCCGAGCAGAAAGCCACCGCAGCGGAGAACGCTCTCGCGGATTTGCAGGGCAAGTTCGATGAACTCTCCGCCAATGTAAACGCAGCCAACGAAGCAAAGGAAGTCGCGGAGACCGCACTCGCCCAGGCTAACGAGGCTCATAGTACAGAACTAAGCGACCTTAATGCACAGCACACCGAGGCTCTTGCCAAGAAGGACGACGAGCTGAAAGCTCTCGCCGAGGCAAAGGACAAGGAGATTGCCCAGCTCACAGCCGACAAGACTGATGCCGAGGCAAACCTTCAGACTGCTAAGGACGCGCTTGCTACAGCCGAGCAGACCATTGCCGACAAGCAGGCTCAGATAGCTGCCCTCACCAATGAGGCTGGCGAAGAGCTGAACAGCGGCGAGGCTCCCGAGAACAATGGCGAAGGAGTAAAGGTCAAGACCTTGCGCTCCTTTGACGGAAGCAAGTACAAGACCAACGCCGAGCGGAAGGCTGCTTTCCAGCGATTTATGCGTGGTGAGGAATAGTAATTCCCTACCAAGCCCACAACCAACACAAAAATAGACAACACAACAACAACACAAAAACACTAACAACTATGGCAACACTTCCAAAAGATTTTATCGGCAAGGATGCGCTTCAGCATGTAGCCGAGCAGGTGAGCAAGGAAATCCTCATGGGTCCTGGCTATACTGATGCAGAAGAGATGGATCGCCTTGGTATTGAAATCGTATCTGGTGTTCAGTTCAAGCGTTCTTTCCAAATTCTTCTCCGCAAGGGTGGCACAACCCGACGTAAGGACGTTCACACAAAGATAAACAGCGAGGCAGGATTCCTCAAGGAGCGTACACTTACCGTGAAGCTCGCGTGGGATCACTATACCGATTCGATTGACCGCTATGTAGAAACAGTATTCGGTACAGACGCACAGGGTCAGTACCCATTTTCTACTGCAGCAACTGAGGCAATTCTTCGTAACTATGCCGACAACCTTACAGCATGTTTGTGGAATGGCGACATCGACCTTGACAAGGGTGGTGAAAACGTTCCCGCTCGTGACCAGGCAATGGCCCTTTATGATGGCTTCCATACTTGCATCAAGCACGACATCGAGGATGGTATTATCTCAGAGGCTAACGGCAACCTCGTTCCTTGCGAGGCTATCACAGCTCCTGTTGACAACAACGACTCTACACCTTACGACAACTTCTTGGCTTGGCACATGAAGTGGGACGCTCGTCTGCGTAAGGCCTACACTCGTGTCTACATGAGCGAGCTCACAGCACAGTACATCGCAGCCGGCTATGCCAACAAGTTCCATGGCAACTTCAAGGTTGACTATGAAGTAGGCGGCAACTTCAAACTTCCCGGACTGTCTCGCGTTACTATCTGTCCCGTTGCAGACTTTGGTGAGGGCGACCGCATGTACGCTACTATCGACAAGAACTTTGTTTACGGTGTTGACACCGAGAGCAATCAGACTTATGTAGGCGTTAAGGTCGGTACCGACGATGACATGCGCGACATCCAGTTCCAGATTCAGTCAATCCAGGGTGCTGGCATCAAGAATCCGTTCAAGTATGCTTTCTGTATGTCGGATGGCACCCTTGCTCCAACAGAGTTCCTTGCAGGTGACTACGACAACACAAACCTCGTTATTACCATTGCCCATTCTGACGAAGACACTGGCAAGATCGACGGTACAGTGAAGGTGAACAACGTTGCTTACTCTAAGCCTGTTGAGACTACTGTAAATCAGATTCTCTCTATCGAGGCTACCGACACCACCAACTACAAGTTTGTGAACTGGAGCAACGGTTCAACCGAGAAGAAGATCCAAATCACTGCCACCGGCATGAACATGGGCTTGACAGCCTTCTTCAAGAAGAACGGCTAATCTTTCAACGGAGTTTCTTTCACTCTATATTTTCAGGGCGACGGTCGTGGCTGACCTGACGGAACATGCTACCCCGTCGCCCTTCTTTTCCAAACAACAACACAAAAACTCATAAGAATATGGCAGTACAAGCAACATGTCCTGAGATTATGGATATTTTCGCCGCTAAAGAATGCTTAGAAAACTTTGGCGGTCTTGGCGTTAATGTGTATGTTTTCAACAAGGGCGACCTCAAAGCTCCTTTGAAGGCAGAAAAAAACATTTATCCTGCGCTGACTACCGAGTCGTTCAACACAGGCAAGGGCCTTTACAAATTCGAATGTAAGGAGGGTAGTCAGGGACACTCTTTCGAGTCGCTTGGCCGCAGAAACGGCTTCAAACAGCAGCTCGACTATGTACTTGAGAGCGTAAACGCAGAAGCAGCTGAAGTAGCTCGCGCACTGAATAACCTCGACCTTGGCTATATCGTCCAGGATGGCACGAAGAGCATCATTGTATACGACCCTCAGCATAAGTTTGAATATGCTTCGGGTGGTATCAAGGGCGACACTGGTAAGAAAGCCGAGGACGACCGTCAGGTCGAACTTAGCGGAACTCTCCAGCCTACAGCATACGGACGCTATGAGATTACAGAGCCTGAGACAGGCGGTTGGGACTCGCTTCTCGCTTCAAAAAAAGAGTAAGCGATATTGACGCACAGAGCGAGGACAATATCGCAAAAGAAGTGCTCGACGATACCGATTCTTCTTTCTTTAGTACAAGCGACGAAGAAGGAACAACGGCAAAGAAGAGCAAGAAATAATCGCTCATACGAGGAAGGTTTTTCATCATACGACAAATTCCCTGCATCTATCCTTTATATAAAAGGTATAGATGCAGGGATTTTTTATTATATACATATTAGTATTCTGACAAAATAATACTAAAATTAGCATTTCTAATATCAAATGTAAACTAAATAAAATAATTACTGTTAATTTTGCAATTAGAGAAGCTTTTTTAATTACATTGTTGTAAATGTAGAATAACTAAAAATATAGAGTTTATGGAATTAAGACATTTACGCTCCTTTGTTTATGTCGCCGAAACAAAGTCGTTTAGTACGGCTGCCACACGTTGTTGCGTCACCCAGTCGGCGGTAAGTCAGCATATTCGTGCCCTGGAGGACGAGTTGGGCTGCAAATTGCTTATCCGCACATCACACGGCATTATGCTCACCGAAAGCGGCGAAGCCCTGTTGCCTCGTGCAAAAGAAATACTGAAACAGACCGAGGACTGCAAAGAGCAAATCAACGCCCTCAACAACTGCATGACCGGCGAACTGCGTATAGGCGTAGGTTCGTTTATTGCTCCATACGTCCGCATGGCAGCATTGATTTTTATGGAGAGATACCCCAACGTGCGTATCAATGCCGACTTTACTAAAGCCTACATCCTCAACCAATCGCTAAGGGCGCACATGTTAGACCTTGCGTTCACAATGAATATGGCATACCGCCACGAAGGGATAGAGTCGCGACCCTGCATACCTTTTAATGTGTATGCTATCATGCGCGACACCCATCCGCTTGCCTCGCTCTCAAAGGTGTCGTATGAGGACATTCTGAAGCACCCAATCATCATGCCCGACATAGGCGAACGTGCCATTGAGACTTTTCAGCAATACATACAGCGCGACCTATATAAGCTCAATATCAAGTGCATCATCAGCGACCCTGACGAAGCTCTTGCTTCCGTGGAAGAAACCAAGTACGTCACCTTTATGCCTAAGCTCTACCTGCGCAACCACCCTACCCTTGTGGCACGTCCAATCGTAGGAATCGAACAGCAGTTGATGAGCAACCCCCACTGTATGCAGGACGTACCAAAGAAGCGAGCCGCACAACTCTTCCTCGACATCATCCGCGACGAAGTGGTGCCATACATTTCTGTAGCCGAAGAGTCGCAAGGGAAGTTCACACCGCCACCTTGATAGTCATTAGATTTTCTTATACCGAACCGAGTCTCACGTTAGCAGCGTGAGGCTTTTTTATTTAAGTATTAGTCGAAATTATACGTTATATCACCTCAAGAACACTTAATAAGAAACACTTCGCTCCCACCACTTTCTCCCATACCTTTGCAATAAGTTCAATAATGAACGAAACCAAACACAAACAACTATGCAGATTAAAACTAACGACGGCAACTATGATGTTGCCAGCAAGGGACTCGGCAACACAGCCCTGGGTCTCGGCATCGCAGGCTTGGCAACGAGCCTGTTGGGAGGCAGCGCCTCGCTTCTGGGCATCGGAAGAAACAACGGCATGACAGCCAATCCTACCGACCCTGATGCGCGTTTCGTAACTAAGAGTGAGACTATCCTCATTCAGGAGAACAGCACTCTGAAGACTGAACTTGCCATTCAGAAGAGCGAGAACTACACCGACAAGAAGCTCGTGGAAGTGACACAGTATCTTGACACGAAGTTGCGCCGTGTAGAAGACAAGGTAGACGCTAACAAGGATGCGCAGCAAGCCGTCAACGCACAGCAGATGGCTTACAATGCGGCTGCTAACGCCAGCATCGACGTGCTCAAGTCGCAGGTGGCATCGTTGTCGAGCGTAACCAAGTTGTTCATCCCTTCAACCAACGTATGCCAGACTGGTTGCGGTTGCGGTTGCGGATGCAATCAGTAGGAGAATGACGTAATCCAGTTATATATATGGAATACAAGAACTCACAAATCTTGGCGGCAGTCGTGTCCGAGTGGGCACGGCCCGCCATTTCGCAGATAGCCGCAGGCAACCTCATGCGCCTGCCCATGCTTCAGTCTCTGCAAGCCACCATCAGCTCGTTAGGCATTGTCAGTGGCAACTATGCCCTACAGAAAGACATCGAGCCGCTTATCCAACCCATCGTCAACTCGCTTGTCGCACCTATGCTTGCCCGATATTTCGGCCAAATACCCGAAGAGAGCATACCGCAGATGGCACACGACATAGTGGAGAAGATGCGCGGTAACGGACCGCTGTCTGTGCTCGAAGGCATGGTGACGTTTGAAGAAGAAGATCTCAACGAGCTTGCCGATCTTCTCGACAAGAACCTACCCGTAGGGCAGACGCAAGGCTATCAGGTAAAACATTGAACAGAGTAACAATACCAGCGGCGGCAAGCATCGTCGCTATAATAAAACAGAAACGATTATGAACAAACGTACCATTCCGGCTATCATCATAGCCACACTTGCGGCAGGGGCAACTGCCGCCCCACCCTATTATGATGTCAACATCACACAGCAGCTCTGCACACCGGCTTGTGTAGACGAGACTCCCGTGTTCGCTCCGAAGTTCTCCGTCAAGAGCATTGCCAACGTAGGCACATCACAGTATATCATCGTCATTCACGTTGAGGGCGTAATAAACTACATCCCTTGCAACTGCGGTTCGTGCTGCACACGCTCACAAGTGGTGTCGCAAGACTTCACCATTCCTGTGTTCAGCGCTACCGCCATCAATTCGGCAGCAATAGCAGTGGGAACCGTCCAGAACGGCATTGCACGCATGTCGTGCTGCAGCTGTTCCAAGACTTTCGTTTCCGACTGCCCCGTAACGCTCACCCTTGTAACTACATAAAGCCATGATAGTTCTGATAGCTATAGCCACCATGATAGCCGCCACGCTCGCCCAACACCTCGGACTGGCCGAAGCCATTGCCCATGTTGTTGACAAGGTGGCATCATGCCCTCAGTGTTTCACTTTTTGGGTTACGATGTCGGCGTTGCTCTACCTCGGCTACGATGTCTACACATCGACGCTGGCGGCTATTGTGGTGGCATATCTGTCAAACTGGTTTTTGTTGTTGCTGCTTATCCTTCAACGAAAATTCACAAAGCTATATGAAAAAGAAAGACACACCACCGACCGCCTCGAACACTGAGGCAAAGGCAGAAAGCAAGCCCGAGGCGCAGACATTCTTTCCTATATTGCATGTCTCTGTGCAAAAAAGCCTGATTGTCCCACATTTTCGGGGTATTTGCCCCACATGTTAAACATATAAAACTCAAATAAAATGAATTATAAACAGATGATTGAACAGGCTCGTGCCAACGGCATGGCTACCGAGAAGAAGATGTGGGCAGCAGTAGAAACTCTCTCTACCGACCTCCTTGCGCTGGAGCAGACCGACCCTAAGCTCTACTGGCACATATTGCGCCGTCAGCACGCCGTTCTCTACGGACGGCACTATTCTGAGAAGATGGCCAACCACGATGTGAACGCCCTCGTCTATAGCGGCATGTACGATGAAGAGGGTACGCCAACCGACGGAGGTGCACATTGGACTCGTATCAAGGTAGACGAGCTGACTAAGGGCATGAAGTTTCACGCTAACGTCAACGCATGGGACAAATATGTCGCCTTCAACTCTATGTATGCCGACCTTTGCGCTTGCATGAACGAAGATGAGATAATCAAAGCAGCCTACGCCTTCTACTTTTGTGATGACGACTGGCAGCCCTGCGAAGACGACTGCACTAAGGTGTGGGACTATAACGCCCTGCACGCTACGCTCTAAATTTTGGATTTTACATTTGTTTTTTCAAGCCACTTTGCGCCAATTACAAAAATCGCAGAGTGGCTTCATTTGTATCTTCGCCTTATACGCTCCCCTACCATGTCCGCTCCGCCAAATTAAAAACGTCTATCTTTGCTTATGAAAGAAACCCGAAAATATGACACAACGAAACATCAACCTTACGCTGCCCCGCTCATGGAACGAGTGCAGCACCGAGCAGTTGGAGCTCATCTCCCGCATAATGCTTGAGCAGATAGAGCGAGTCGACCGTTATCATCCCTTCGACATGCGCAACGTCAAGATAGCGTGCTTCTTCGTCTTGTCTGGCATAGAGATAGTGGAAGGCATAGACGAGTCGAAACCTCTCGAAGAGCAACACTACACTTGCCGATTCTCCACCCCAAGTCGTCGCAACCGTTTCTTCCGTCGCAAGCAACATGAGGAAGAAACCTTCCCCATCTACCTATGGCAGCTCAACTACTGGCTAACGCCAAAGCCGAAGACCGACGACCGCAACTCGGCTGAGTATCTTGCCTCTGGTGCCGGACTGCTCGATTGGCTCGACAACGAACGTGGAGCTCACCTCACTCGCTTTCCTTACCCCACCCTTCGCCTACGCAACAAGCGTGGTCTGCTACGTCGCAAGATTGAGTTTGAAGGTCCTGCGCAGGATATGGACGGCTTCTCATGGCAGCAGTTTCGCTTTGCCCATGATCTCATGGGACAAAACACCTCGCTCGACAACAACCTTGTCAAGATGAAGAAGATGGGCAAGTTCACAGCCGAGCAGATAGCGCAGCAAGCCGACAGCGTAGACCAGGCACGCTCTATGTTCCTTGCCACAATCTTCAACCGTCGCATCGACTTCATCGACACCAACACCAACCTGAAGGTACACGATTTCCATTACGACGTGCGTCAGTTCGACACCCAAGCTCCACTCTTCCGCCACTTCCCCGCCCACCAGTGGCAACCCATCCTCTTCTGGTGGACCGGCATGATGCACACTCTCTCACGGCGTTATCCTCATGTGTTCAAGGTGCAGAAGATCGACCGCACGCAGCGACCCTCCACCCCACTTGAGATATATACCGCCACCATCGCCACCATGCAGAAATACGCCTCGCTCACCGAAGACCAGGTGAACAACCAGTCGTATTCGCTTGTGCTGGAGCATTTGGAACGAATCTCGAAGGAGAATGAGGAGATGGAGAAGATTCGCAACGCGAAGTGAAAAGGGAAAAGCGAAAAATCCAATGGCTTATTAACGAAAATATAGAGTATGCAAAAGATTATGTTTAATGACAAGTACGGACTGACTGATGCTGTGCTTGCAAAGCGAAAGACGCAGACAAGGCGAATTATCACCAACAAGGATATGCTTAAAGTTATCAAGAAGTTCGATACGTTGGGGGCGCTCTTTACTATTTACTTTCGATTTTTATTAAATTCTGATTTAAGAGAGCGATTCATCTACAATCGCAGTGTGATGCGTTATCAAAAGAACGAGATCGTAGCTATTGCGCAATCGTATGCCGACATTACGTCTCAAGTAGATTGGGCAAACTGTATGGCTCGCAAAGAGGAAATAGGTTGGAATAACAAAATGTTTGTTCGTGCCGAAGATATGCCCCATCATATCCGTATAACCAATATTCGTATTGAGCGTTTGCAAGACATAAAAAGCGAGGATTGCTTAAAGGAAGGTCTCTGGATGGCTGGAGACGTAGGACTTGAAGGTACGATTTATTGGTATCACGGTCTTGCCAATTTCTCGTTTCGCACTCCGCAGGATGCCTACGCATCCCTCATCGACCGCATCTCTGGCAAAGGCACATGGGAGAGCAATCCTTATGTATTCGTTTATGATTTTGAACTAATAGATTAGCGTATATATATCAAAGTAAACCGTTGCAACCGTCTCGACTGCGTAAAAGTAACAAACAATAACGTCACAATAATCGGCCCTTCCGTCCTTTCTTCGACTATTGAAGATGCGTTGAATTATTGGAAGAAACTTGACGACAATGCCGTAAGGTTGAATATGGAGGATTTAGTGGAACAAAGTAAAGCATAACTAAAATATAGAGAACAATGAAGATACATAAAGGAAGACAATATATCGTTACCGTCAATACGGCATACATCCGCTATTTATATGAAACCCAAGCAGGCGAGAAAAAGCCGGTGGCACAGATCCTTCAGGGCGTATTGCAGGATATAGACTATTTTATTGAAGGCAAGTGTAAATGGATAACCCAATACATAATGCCCGACGGTTCGCCCTCAATCGTCATCACGCCACTTGTGCAGCATAACCTGCAAGAGCGACGAAAGGCGAAGCGAAGAAAGAGATAAAATGATGTAAGTATTAACGAAAATATAGAGTATGAAGAACGTAAAGATTTTTGCCACGACCATTGAGCCTGAAGCCCATGAGCAAGTAAGGCAGATGGCAGAGAGCGAGGCCTACCGCGACTGCAAGATTCGAATTATGCCCGATTGCCATGCCGGAAAGGGATGCACCGTAGGCACTGTGATTGAGACCCGTGGCAAGGTGGTGCCCAACACCGTGGGCGTTGACATCGGTTGCGGTATGCTCGTGTGGGATTTAGGCTTTGCCAACATTGATATGGAGATTCTCGACCGTATCATCAACGATAACATTCCAAGCGGATTCAATGTGCATGAGAAGCGTTTGTCGTCAGAGATGGTTTCCCTTATGCACAATGAAATATGGTGTTTTCTTCCTCCGTGGAAGCAATATTTTGACCTCGACTATGTACTGCGTTCGCTCGGCACCCTTGGCGGTGGCAACCACTTTATTGAGGTGGACGTGGACGACGAAGGACGCAAGTATCTCGTAGTACATTCGGGTAGCCGCAATCTGGGCGTAAAGATATGCAAACATTTTCAGCAGTTGGCATCAAGACAATGCAACAACAGTGAGGAACGTGGACGTATCATTTTCGAACTGAAAGCTCAGGGCAGACAGAACGAGATAAACGATGCGCTGCGCCGGTTGAAACCCGTTTCTAAAGAAATGGCCTACATTAGTGGTTCCACGCTTGGCGATTACTATGATGCCATGCGGTTGTGTCAGCATTATGCCGACTTGAACCGTTTTCTTATGGCGCAAACCATAATCAAAGGTCTTGAACTAAAGTTTACAGGTCGTGTGTTCACCTCCATGCACAACTACATCGACACGTTCGGCATCATCCGCAAGGGAGCAGTGAGCGCAAAGCGTGGTGAGCCTCTGATAATCCCTCTGAACATGCGTGACGGTTCGCTTCTGTGTACAGGCAAGGGCAACGACGACTGGCTTCAGTCGGCTCCGCACGGTGCAGGCAGACTAATGTCGCGCTCGGCGGCCAAGAAACAGCTCAGCATGGAGGAATACCGACAGCAGATGCACGACATTTACTCCACATCGGTATGCGAGTCAACAATCGATGAGTCACCAATGGCTTATAAGTCGGCTGAAGAAATTGAATCGCTTATAGGCGACACTGTGGAAATTAAAAAGCGCATCAAACCTATATACAACTTCAAAGCGAAAGAGTAAAAAAAGATACTGTGTTATCGTAAGTATTCACGAAAATGTAGAAGACAATGAGAATATTCAAATTCAAAGGCAAGAGTGTTGATAGTAGTGAGTGGATTGAAGGCTATTACTATAAGGAGTGTGATAATACCTACATCATTGAGGATAGACAGAAAGACTCTGTACTTAATCGTAATGAAGCGGTCTTAATTGATCCTTCTACCGTCTGTATGTATACAGGACTAAAAGATTGTGAAGGCAATGAGATTTGGGAAGGCGATATACTCGAAGGAGAGTCTAAATGTGAAATCGTTTTCTTTAAAGGAACTTTTGCTATACGTTATATTAATTCTAACGGAAAAGAATGTGTTGACCCTTTACATTATTTTATAAAAGAAGACGGAACGGTTGAGTGCAAAGTTATTGGCAATATATACGAGTAGCAGTGGACAATGCGAATCAAGATATCTCAACGTAAGGAAGATAAGGAGGAGAGCTATGATTAAAACCCGAAGATCTAAGAAGGGGTAACCTTGTAAGGGTTAACCACGATTGCATGTTCCCGAAAGGCACAATGTGCGTTGTTACCGATATAAATCCCCTAAAAGTCTTTGACGATAAAAAAGGAGTCGTCACTCTATATGCTATCAACGATGAAGACGACGGACCTTGGGGCGTTTGGTGCAACTATGTCGAAGGCATACCCGTCACGCCTGAAATACTTAACAAGAACGGTTTTAAAGAAGAAGTCGTTGGCGAATACTATACAAAGCCTCTTGATAACGAGGAGTATTCTCTTGCGAGATTTTTGGCGGTAGAGCGGAAAAGTTGTAATTGGGCCGTTTTCATAAAGTATTGTAGTTTGCCCGACCATGTTCTGTTACGCCACATTCAATACGTCCACGAGCTCCAAAATACCCTTTGGGGGGTGCTGGGCTTTGATGCAAAACTAAAATTATAAACGAGAATAGTTCCATGAAACAAAGCAAAAAGTATTTATGGCTCGCTTGCGATAGAGACAATACGCTCGTGTTGTTTCCGGATAAGCCGTTTCGTGACAAGTGGTTTGGATTCTGGTGTAAATTCAAGGACGGCATTTATTGTTGCAATGACGAACTGACCGTAAGAGAATATGAGAGTAGAAGGTTTGTCGTTCCTCGGAACTTTAGCAACTTGTCTTGGGAAGACGAACCTGTTAAGGTAACATTGAGTCTTGAACCGGAAGTAATAGCTTCAGACGAAAACAATAACAACATAACGGATTTATAGAGATTATGAGGAAAATCAAATTTAAGGGTAAGAGCCTTATGGATGGACAGTGGTATTCAGGTGATTTGGCCCATTCTCTTGATGGCAAATTAAACATCCTGGGATTTGTTGTAGAAGAGGGCAAAATGGGGTTCACTGGGGTGCATAAAATATGCCCCGCCACCGTCTGCCAGTTCACCGGCATCCTTGACAAGAACGGTAAGGAGATTTACGAGGGTGACGTGTTGCGTTCGGACGAATATCCGTATAGCGACCTTGAAGACGATGAGCGCGACAACTATTTTGCCGTAGTGTATTATCATGAGGAGTATGCCCGTTTCGTAACAGTAACGATAACGACTCCCGAATCTAAAGTAGAAGGTATTTGGGAAGGCTTCCATAAAGACGTTTTGCGAGAAGAAATGAAGAAGTTTGAGGTTGTCGGCAATATCCATGAAGAGAAGTGGCAACAATACGGTGAATACTTTAAGAATGAAGAAAAGGAGGCAGACAATGATTAATGCAGAAGACCTTAGAATAGGCGACATTGTGCAGACAAACAAAGACTGCATGTTTCCGAAAGACACGTTGTGCATCGTTACCGAAATCCATCCCGACCGACAGAATAATGACAAGAAGGGAGTCGCCACTCTGAAGGCTGTCAGCGACGAAGACGACGGTCCCTGGGGAACATGGTGCAACTACATTGATGGCGTGCCCGTCACGCCCGAAATACTTCGCAATAATAACTTTAAGGAAGAGGTCGAGGGCAAGTACTTCACAAGACCAATTAAAGCCAGAGCAGGCAGTTCCCTTGCCAGATTTTTGGCTTTAGAACGGAAAAAATACGCTTGGGCAATATTCATAAAGTATTACAACGTGACAGGCTATGCTCTCTTATGTCATATAAAGTACGTTCACGAACTACAGCTCGCCCTTAGAATAGTGAAATTTAGTCCGGAAATGAAAGTATAATGCGGATGAATAAGTAACAAAACAATGACCAATATTAAGATTTCGGTGCATCCTTTTGGGCGTAAGCTCGAATGGCGAGGATGGGGGACTTCTCGCCTGCCCTGCGAGCCACCGACTACAAATGCCCTCACTGTATAATGATTGAATATGAATAACCCTCACACGCCCCGCTACAAGCGCGGCACCATCACCAAAGATGGCAAGCTGTATGGGCGCTATCCCGACGGTTCGCTCTACCGCATCTACTCCACCTCTGACCGACCCTTCCTTCAGATTGTGGACTGCAAGGGCGAGACGTTCCTTCGCATACGCCAAGCCACCGAGCAGGGCTACACCGACTGTCCTTGCCCTGGGGCTGCCGACCTTAGCTATCCATCCTCGGCTCTAAGGCGCAGCCGGACGGTTGGGGGGGGGTAAGCTGGTAAACGCTCTGACCGCAGCAAGCGGAGGAATATGTGTGTTTGTAGAATTATAGTATATGAATAACAAAACAATATGATCACAAAACTCAACTTCACCGACCGCACTATCAAGAGCTATGCCATCCGCAAGCTCACACCCAAAGAGTGTTTCCGACTGATGGGCGTTCGCGACAACGTAATCGGCACGATGCAGAGCAGCAATGCCCAAGCAGCCGAACTACTGCCCGACTGGAAAGGCAAGGGCAAGCCGGAGGACATGGCTATATCTGCCTCGCAGCAATACAAGCAGGCTGGCAACTCAATCGTAGTGGATGTGTTGGCGCACATCTACGAGCAACTTTTCTACCCCACGCCCAAGCCACGCAAGCAGGAACAGCTCTCGCTCTTTGACGACCTTGACGACGCGCTGCCCGCCATGCCGCCTACCGCAGCCAACGCTGGTGAGGAAAAGATTTTCCTTACCACGTTCTCCGGCTACGACTCGCAGCTCATGGCAGCCGACGTGTTGAAGGAGTGGCATCCCGACTTCCGATGGACGTGCAAGGGATGGAGCGACATCGACAAATACGCCTGTCAGATGCACAACCTCGTATTTCCACAGTTTGCCGACTGTTCCCTTGGCGACATCACCAAGATAGACTGGCACGCCGTCAGAGACTCACTCCAGGGACGCGAGGTTGACCTCTTCACCTATTCCTCACCCTGTCAGGACATCTCTCAAGCCGGCAAGCAGATGGGCCTTCAGGAGGGCAGCGACACCCGAAGCGCCCTCTTGTGGCGTGTGGCTGATGCCGTAGAGGTGTTGCGCCCCAAATATCTCTTGCAGGAGAACGTGGCGGCACTGGTAAGCCAGAAGTTCATGCCCGACTTCCAGAAGTGGCTCGTCTTTAGGAACATCGCTGCCTCGTGTGTCGGCGGCAGGTCGAACTGCATGAAGAGGGCGTTGTCGGAGTCGTTTGCCTTGAGGAATTTGCTCACGGC